GGTGAGTCCACCAAGACCAAGACTGCCGAAGGTGAGTCCACCAAGACCAAGGCCAAGGCTCCCGTGAAGGCCAAGGCTCCCGTGAAGGCCAAGGCTCCCGTGAAGGCCAAGGCTCCCGTGAAGGCCGCCCGGGATGAATACGGCTGCCGAGTGGGTTCCCTCTCCGCGAAGGTGAACGCGGTGGTGGGCGAAGATTGGATGACTGAGGAAGAGATCGCGAAGAAGGCCGGGGTCACCCTCGACCAGGCCCGCGGCCGCCTTTACTATGCGGCCGAGGAGGAAGTCTTCTCCCACCAGCGCCTGGTTCAATATCGCATCGCTCCGAAGAAGGCCAAGGTCGCCAAAGGTAAGGCGTAGGTAACGGCCCCATGTTTTCGTGGACCGCGGTTGGGGTTTCCGACCGCGGTTTCCTCTGGCAGGGCAGATAATAGGATACAGTGCCATTTACGTTGACCAAAGAATTTAGGTTCGAGGCTTCTCACGTGCTTCCCTCTCATCCAGGGAGATGTCGGCGCCTTCACGGTCATAGTTGGTTGATGAGAGTCGTTCTTAGGGGGAAAGATCTCTTCTCTGAGGGTCCTCAGGCGGGGATGCTTCGCGACTATGGTGACATCTCTCGGGTGGTCAGGCCTCTGGTGGAGGATTACCTCGATCACTATCACTTGAATGCCACAACGGGACTTATGAACCCCACCAGTGAGGAATTGGCGAGGTGGATCTTTGAGAAGATCCATCCCAATCTTCCTGAGCTGGTGGCTGTCGAGGTGGATGAGACCTGCACCTCCTCTTGCCATTACGAGCTATGAGTTCTCCCAAGACCAGCTACCGTGTCCACGAGCGGTTTGTGACCTTCCAAGGAGAGGGAGTTCACATGGGTCGGAAAGCTTTCTTTGTCAGGCTCTTTGGCTGTCCGGTTCATTGTCCCTGGTGCGACTCTGCCGGGACCTGGCATCCCAAATGGGTGCCGAAGGACGTGGAGATCATGCCCGTGCAGAAGATTGTTCAGGAGGCCGTCGAGGCTGACGTCCCTTTTGTGGTAGTCACCGGCGGCGAGCCAGCCATCTTCGATTTGGAACCTTTGGTGGAGGGACTTCATACTGCCGGCCAGAGGGTGCATTTGGAGACCAGTGGGGCTTTCAAGTTTGGCGACTCTTTTGATTGGGTCACTGTCTCGCCGAAGAAGTGGAAGCCTCCATTGGTGGCTAGCATCTGGTTGGCCGATGAATTCAAGATCATTGTTGAGGAGCCCTCAGACATAGACCTCTACTGCGGGATGCTCACCAGGTTAGGCCTGCCCATCCCTTTCTGCATCCCAGTCTGGCTCCATCCTGAATGGGGCCACCGAGAGGACCCCATGGTTCTAAAGGCGGTCATCAACCAGGTCCGGCGGAATGAGGGCGATTTCAGAGCCGGTTATCAGATCCATAAGTTGTTCAAGGTTGATACCGTGGACCCGAGAAGCCGATCTCCCGTGCCCTTGGGTGGTGATCCGGTGAGAGGCCTATGACCTCGTGCGCTACCCTGGAGATCTCGAGTTAGAAGGACCACCCATGCTAAAGACTACCAGATCACAGGCTGCGAACGAGAGATTGGTGGCCATCGGCGCCAACGCCAAGGAAGGAGTCCGTTACCTTCTTCGTTTTGTTGGAGAGGACCCCCACCGTGAAGGGCTTGTGGATACTCCGGCCAGGGTTCTGCGAGCCTGGGAGGAGATGACAGCGGGCTACCTCCAGGACCCCTCCCAGATTCTCTCCAAGACCTTCACTGCCGAGTATGATCAAATCATTGTCTGCCCCTGGATTGAATTCTACTCCGTTTGCGAGCATCATCTCTTGACGTTTTCGGGTCATGCTCACCTTGCCTATTTGCCAGCGGCCGGTTCCAAGTCTAAGGTGGTGGGACTGTCGAAGTTGGCGCGGTTGGTGGATTGCTTCGGGCGGCGGCTTCAGATTCAGGAGCAGATGACGACGCAGATCGCCAACGCCTTGGAGACACACCTTCGACCCCGCGGGGTGGCGGTGGTGGTGCAAGCGAAACATCTCTGCATGGCCTGTAGAGGGGTTCAGAAGCACGGGGCGGTCATGGTCACCAGCGCCATGCGAGGGGTGTTCCGTGCTGAGGGGCCGGCACGGGATGAGTTTTTTAAGCTGGTAGATTTGGCGGCCAGGAGCAACGGACAGTGAGAGCTCTCAAAGATACTGATAAGATGCCTTGGGGGAAACACGAGGGGGCCCGGATGCAAGATGTCCCTGCTCATTACTTTCATTATTTCTGGACCGAGAAGGGCCTCAAGGATGATAAGAGTGATCCGGTGGCCGATTACATTCGCCGCAGCCTGGGAGCTCTGAAGAAGGAATACCCAGACGGGATTTGGTCATGATGAAGGCATTCCACCCACAGGTAGGAATACTGCCATTGGGGACGATCTATTCAGAGAGCATCTTTGTGGATTCGGGGGCTCATTCCATCTATAACATTGAGGTGCTCAAGCATGGTGAACGAAAGGGGAAGACGGGTCGCAACCTGGACAAGCCTCCCGTTAGATGGAGCCAAGGAGATTTTAGCTATTACGATTTGAAGAAGGGCTCGGAATTCAGGAGATACTGTGACAACTATGCGTCCTTCATGAAGAGGATGAGGGATCTTGATAAAGGGATCTTGTGCGCCAATGTCGATGCCATTTCCAATCCTCAGTTGACCTGGGAAATACAGAGGTACTTCGAGGAGGAGCATGGAGTCACGCCTGTCCCCATTATTCACTATGGGACGGAGATGAAATGGGTGGATCGCTATTTAGGTGATACCGGATCGAGATATGACTTGTTGGGGGTAGGTGGTTTGGGCCAAGGTGTCAGTCGTCATGAATATTTTGGTTGGGCTGATGCATTCTTCTCTCACATCTGTCCGGCATCCAATCATCGTCTTCCTGTTATCAAGACGCATGGCTTCGCGATGACCTCCTGGGAATTGGTTTGCACTTACCCTTGGTGGTCTATAGATTCGGCGACCTGGGTGAAGCTCTCGGCCTATGGCTGGCTCTATGTGCCTCGGTGGAGTCATGAGAGGGAAGATTGGCGCTGGGATGTTCCTCCCATGATGGTGAATGTGTCTTTCCGCTCCCCCCAAAAGATGATTAGTGGGAAACACTACGACTATGGGAAGACGGCCCCCGCGATTCGCGAGACGGTGGATCATTGGTTGCGTCATTTGGGATTGGAGATGGGTTCGACGGATGCGGAAGGCAAGGTGAAGATATTTGGTGTCTCCTCCCATCACCGCGCTCGCAGTATTGCCAACCTTCGGTATCTAAAGCATTTGGAGGAGAGTCGGCCACCTTGGCCCTATCCTCTAGATTATAGGATAGTCGAGCGGGGATCCGCTCGTTATCGGAAGGGTTTCGGATTGTGACGAAATATGAAGAGCCGGTAGGCGTGCTTTGGTGCGGAAGGGAGATCCCGATGCACCTGGGAGTGAGTATCTTTAGATTTTTGAGTGAGCAGGATGGTCAGGATATCCTGAGGGTGCGGGATCTGGCCACGTTTCGATTCGATCTGACCGAGGAGGATTTTAACTACTGGTTGGGTGAGTGGAGGTTTACTAGGCGATGATATGAAAGTATCGAAATATCGAGTCGAGGGAAGTATTGTCAACGTGCAATCCGGTGTTGCGATCCCCGAGGATGAGCCGATCTTCATCCTCCGCGCTCGTGATGAGATAGCCCTGTCCACTCTGGTGGCCTACCGGGCGACCGCCCTGGTACGGTGTAGACCTGATCACCTGGCGTCTCTCAATCTGCTGATTGATCAATTTCGCAAATTCGCGGAAGATCATCCTGATCGTCTCAAGGTTCCTGACACTCAGCTTACTTTTGACTCTATCTGTCCCGACCATGAGAATCTACTTTAGTGGAGGTGGAGGTCTTGTCGATACGCCAGAGGTCCTAATACCTGAGAGGAAACCCCATATCATGTTGACTTTCCATCAACTTCGCCAGCGGCAGGCTGGGAGCGTGGACCGGTTGAAAGCCTATCTGAGGCGGAAACGAAAAAGCAATGAAAATAAATCGAGAAAACTTCCTGAATAAACTCAACGCGGTGAAGGCGGGTCTTTCACCAAGGGAATTCATAGAACAGTCGAGTTGTTTGGTCTTCCAAGACAGTGCGGTGATGACCTTCAACGATGAGGTGGCCTGCCGGATGGACATTGGTCTCGACATCACCGGCGCCATTCAGGCGACTACCCTCTTTGCCATTCTCGAGAAGATGGATGATGAAGAGCTGCTGGTCCGCGAGAACGACAAGGGTGAACTGGAGTTTCGTGGCAAGCGGAAAGGGTTTGGTGTCACCAAGGACGCTGAGATCTTCCTTCCAATTGATCGCGTGGAGATCCCGAAAAAGTGGGCGGAACTGCCCAAGGCTTTTGTTGAGGGGATAGGGCTGGTTCACCATTGCGTGAGCCAGGATGAGAGTCGGTTTCTGCTTACGTGCATTCATCTGACACCCCATCTGATTGAGGCTTGCGACAATTTGCAGGTCATGCGATGCAAGGTGGAGACTGGTTTGCGGGAGTCCGTCTTGGTTCGAGGGACTTCGCTGGTTCATATCACGCAATTAGGGATGGACCAGTTCGCGTTGACTGAGGCCTGGATCCATTTCAAGAACACTGAGGGATTGATCTTCTCCTGCCGTCGCTATTCCGAGGAGTATCCTTCCTTGGACGACATCATCAAGTTTGAGGGTCGTCCCATCACTATCCCCAAGTCCCTTAAAGATGCGAGTGATCGCGCCGCTATTTTTGCTGCGGATAAGGCGGGCGATCCGTTGGTATCTGTCTCTCTGTCTAATGGAGTCATTCGCATCCTGGGGGAGGGGTTGACGGGCTGGTATAAGGAGGTGAAAAAGGTCAATTGGGAAGGACCACCGATGGAGTTCAACATCGCTCCTGATCTTCTCAAGCACATCTCCGAGAAATATGATGAGGCTCAGCTGGTGGGTGATAAACTGAAGGTAGTGGGCGGGAGCTGGGAATATGTTACGGTATTAGGTAGGCCGCAGGATCCAGGTGAAGAAGAGGCTGCCGCGTCCACCGAGGATGACGAGGAAGAAGAGAAACCCAAGAGGAAGAAGAAGGTCGAAGATCCTGATGAGTGATGCAATCCGACTCTGTCACCAAAATCATTGAGCGGTATTTTGCGACCGTGACGCTGGAGAAGTTCACCTTCCGTGGGAAGGAATTTTTTCCCCAACCACTCAGGGTCTCTTCTCTACTCCTGCGCGACTACACTTGCCCCGCAAATTGTGGGGGTTGCTGCTTCAAGTTCACGTTAGATTACCTCCCATCAGAGGGACGACCTGTTGGGGCCATCAAGAGGTTGATCGACTTCAATGGGAGACAGGTTGAGATTTGGTCTGATTTTCAGGAGGGTAATCAGACCAGTCGTTGTCGTCATCTCCAACCTGAGGATGGGCGATGTGGCATCTACCAAGTGCGACCTTTCTCGTGTGACTTCGAGCTCATCAGAACTCTCCAGCCGGTTGATGAGGGATCGGCTCGGGCCAATGTGCTCACCCAGAAGCTGTTCGGTCGGGGTTGGTCCTATCCTCGAGTGGATGGGGGTCAGGGGGCCTTGTGTGAGATGAAACCAGTGAGTGAGAAGAGCGTCGCCGAGGTGGTGAGGAAACTCAAGCGGTTAGAGGAATGGACCAATCATTTTAGGTTGCAGACCTGGGTATCTGATATCCTTGGAGTGGTCAGGGATGGACGCCTCGCTCGATCAACCACGGGGATTCTTCTCTTCAGAGAGAAGGGCAAGAAGACAGGCCTCGGCTTATGACGGGATTCTTCCAATCCTCGGCGGTCCAGAAAGAGAGATCGGGAGGTCTGGTTCCAAGGTGTGGGGCTTGCGGATTGTTCAAGACCTGTGAGAGTCCGAAGATGGGGGTTTATGGGAAGGGAGAGAGGGAGGTCCTCGTCATAGGAGAGGCGCCTGGGAAGACAGAGGATGAGGAGGGTCGGCCCTTCATAGGTAAGGCGGGCCGGTTCCTCCGTCAGACGTTGGACCATCTCGACGTAGATCTGGACCGAGATGCCTGGACTACCAACGCCTTGATATGCCGACCGCCGAAGAACAAGACACCTGATGCAAGGCAAATCTCATATTGTCGGCCTAACGTGCGGAAGGCGATTGCGAGGACTGAGCCTCGTGTGGTTGTGCTCTTGGGCAAATCCGCTCTGACCAGCCTCATGGAGAGGTACTGGAAGGGAGACATCGGCGCCGTCGAGAGATGGGTGGGTTGGCGGATCCCTTGTCAGGATCATTGGATCTGTCCTACCTACCATCCGGCCTTTCTAATTCGGATGAAGAATCCATTGATGGACCGGCTCTTCTCTGACCATTTGAGGGCGGCCTTCTCCATTGAACGGGATCCCCCGAAGCAGCCTGACTTTCATAAGAGGATCAGGTTGGTCTATTCTGATGCGGAGGTGCGTCAATGGTTGAAGAGGATTGATGATGAGGGAGGCTGGGTAGTGGTCGATTATGAGACGAATTGTATCAAACCTGAATGGCCGAAGGCACGGATTGTGTCCTGTGCTATCTCCAATGGGAGGGAGACCATCTCCTATCCCTGGTCGGGTGATGCAATCGAGGTGACGGGTCTCTTCCTCCGCTCGAAACGGACAAGGAAGATCGCTGCCAATCTGAAATTTGAGGAAAGGTGGACTCGTGCGACCTTCGGGCATGGCGTGGTGAATTGGGGATGGGATACCATGCTGGCCTCTCACTGTCTAGATAATCGTCCGGGGATCTGCTCGCTCAAATTCCAAGCCTTCGTGAAGTTGGGGATTCCCACCTACAATGAGAATGTCGAGCCCTATCTGACTAATAAGGAGGGTCCCTACAACCGCATAAGAGAGATTGATCTGGCGACTCTTCTCTTCTATGGAGGGACGGATGCTCTCTTGGAATATCATTTGGCAATTAGACAGCGGAGGGAGATGGGTTATGAGGATTGATGCCGTTCGCCAGAAGGGCTATCAATTGCTTCATGAGGGAGCGATTGCCCTCGCTCAGGTCGAGGCGAATGGAATACGGATTGATGTCCCTCGGTTGGTTGAGACGAGGAGATCTCTTACAGAGAAACTCAGGTGCCTCCGTTATGAAATGGAGGCAGAGGACGTGTGGAAGACTTGGCGGCGGCGGTATGGAGAGAGGGCCAATCTCACCTCCAGGGAACAATTGGCAACGATCCTCCATGTTGACCTCCATTATGAGGTGACTGACGAGACCGAAACGGGCAGGCCCGCAACGGATGAGGAGGCCCTCCAGAAGATTGACAACCCCTTCGTGGCGAAGATCGTCCGGTATCTCAAGTATCAGAAAACTTTGGGGACCTTCCTGACTGGGATTGAGAGGGAGGTGGTTGGCGATCGCCTCCATCCTTCTTTTCACCTCCACACGGCCCGCACCTACCGCAGTTCGTCGAGCGAGCCGAACTTCCAGAACTTCCCAGTTCGAGATAAGGAGATTTCTGAGATAATTCGTTCTCATTTTATTGCCTCTAAAGGTCACGTTTTGGTAGAGAACGACTTTAAGGGAGCCGAGGTAGTGGTCAGTGCCGCCTACCATAAAGACCCAAATTTCATCTCCTACATCACCGACCCGACTAAGGACATGCACCGGGATATGGCTGCCCAGATCTACCTGCTGGAGCCAGAGCAGGTGACCAAAGATATCAGGTATGGAGCGAAGAATAAGTTTGTCTTCCCTCAGTTCTATGGTGACTTCTACGTAGCTTGTGCTCGCAACCTTTGGGAATGGATCCGCCTAGGAAAACTCAAGTCTCCTGAGGGTGACTCGCTGTATAATCATCTCGAGCGGCAGGGTATTACTCATTTGGGTGTGCTGGATCCAGAGCAAGACCCGGAAGACGGATCCTTCGAGAAGCACCTTGAGGAGGTGGAGGATGATTTCTGGAACCGGCGTTTCATGGAATATGGGAGGTGGCGGAAGTTATGGTATGGGAAGTATCTGAAGAGGGGATACTTTGACCTATTGACGGGCTTTAGAGTTCACGGCTCGTTCAATCGGAATTCAGTTGTGAACTACCCCGTGCAGGGATCCGCCTTCCATTGTTTACTTTGGGCCTTGATCCGTGTGAATAGGTTGTTAGCAACCCACCGCATGAGGTCAATGGTGGTTGGTCAGATTCATGATAGTTTGGTGGGGGATGTTGCTGTTGGTGAGTTGAAGGACTACCTGGCCATCGTAGAAGAAGTCGTCATGGTCCGGCTCCGCAAGGCTTATACTTGGTTGGTGGTGCCATTGGAGGTGGAATATGAGATCTGTCCGGTGGGAGGTAATTGGTTTCAGAAACAGGAATTCAAGTTCAAGAAGGGTCGTTTTATTCATCCTGAGGACCCGAGTAAGACCACTCAGGATCCCGTCCGCTTCTTGAAGAGTTTGGTGAGGGAAGATAATAAGGCATGAAAAAGGCAACACATTTACAAACATCGGAAACACAAAGAGAATGGGACGAGCGCGGGGTGGTGGTTACCGATTGGTGGTGGACGTTCTTTCCAACTCCCGGAGGCGGCGTGAAATGCTTCAGGAGGCTCTGAGCGAACTTGAGGATCACCGTCAACGCTATGGTCAACTTCATGAGCTGGCCCAAGTCTATGCGGCGGTTCGTGAGGTCAAGCGGCAGATTCGGTAGGTATGGTATGGCAGGGTCTGGTAGGGTCTGGCAGGTGAGGTTCGGCAGGTTTGGTAGGGTAAGGTGCGGTAAGGTTTGGTATGGTAGGGTCTGGCAGGTAAGGTGTGGTGAGGTTTGGTGAGGTAAGGTATGGTAGGGTCTGGCAGGTAAGGTAGTCGAGATAACATGATATGGAACTTTACAAGCTCTATCGGCCCAAGACTCTGAAGGGTGTTATTGGACAAGATGGGGCGATAGCATCCCTTCAGAAGCTAGTGGACCATAACAAGATTCCCCATACTCTCTTGCTCACGGGCCCATCTGGCTGCGGCAAGACGACGATAGGCAGGATCCTCAAAGAGATCTTGCAATGTGGGGATCACGACTTCACCGAGATCAATTGTGCGGACTTCAAGGGAATCGACATGGTCCGCGATATCCGCCGCTATGCCAACCTTTCGCCCATGGCGGGCAAATGCCGTATCTGGTTGATTGATGAGGCGCATAAGCTCACTGGCGACGCGCAGAATGCCTTCCTGAAGCTCTTGGAGGATACTCCCGGTCATGTTTACTTCATGCTGGCGACGACGGATCCTCAGAAGCTCATCAAGACGATCCATACTCGGTCTACGGAGGTCAAGCTCAATGCTCTATCCGAGGATGATTTGGTGAGGCTCCTCCGTCGGGTCACCGAGCGGGAACAGATGACGCTGACGGAGGGGGTCATTCAGGAGATTGCCGAGGCGGCGGAGGGGTCGGCTCGCAAGGCTCTAGTCATCCTGGAGCAGGTTGGCTCACTGGAGACTGAGATTGAGCAGATCCAAGCCATCCAGACGACGAGCCTCAACAAGGCCGATGCGTTCCGACTCGCTCAGGCTCTGTTCAACTGGGACCGCAAGACGACATGGGCCGATGTTGCCAAGATCTTGCGGCTTCTCGCCAACGATGATCCAGAGGGGATACGCTATGTGGTCTTGGGCTATGCGCGGTCCTGCATGGTGGGCAAGGACGCCAAAGATGGTAAGCCGGAAAGGGTGCCCAGCGAGTCGGCCGGGATCAAGGCTTTCAAGATCATTGAAATTTTCGGACGGAACTTCTACGACAGCAAGAGCGCGGGTTTAGCGGCGGCCTGTTGGGAGGCCTTTCATTAGGAGATTATGGAACACATAAACACAATTGAATTGGAACACCAAAAGATGGTCAAGGCTCTGGTGAAATTACCGGAGGAAATCCTGGCCGCCCTCACTCCTACGATGGTTGACCTGCTCCATGCCGCTTTGGGTATTGCTACTGAAGGCGGCGAGATCCTAGACGCAGTCAAGGCTCATGTCATCTATGGCAAGCCCATTGACGCTGAGAACATTCTCGAGGAGCTGGGTGATATAGAATTCTTCCTTCAGCAGTTCAGGACCAATCGTGGCCTGACCCGGGAGCAGGCCCTCCACCACAATGTCAAAAAGCTCGCCAAACGATACAAGGGTTCCCAATACTCGGACCAGGCCGCCATCGTCCGGGAGGACAAGAAAATCACGGGCGAAACAGATAATAAGGTGCTATGAGTGACATACAGACACCTGAATCCGTTGTTCAGATTGACGAGCTCCATTTGGACAAAGAATGTATTCGTCTCCCTTCTGATTACCTTAAATATGCTCACCTCGCGGCCGACGCGAAACGCAAGGTGGATGAGGTGAGCAACCGGCTCAAGGTTCTCCAGGCTGAATTAGGGAGTGCGATTCGCGCCGCGCCAGAAGATCACGGGATTGACAAAGTCACGGAGGCAGCCGTCACCGGCGCCGTGTTGAGCAATCCCAATTTCCAAAAAGGAACCGTGGCTCTCCAGGCGGCTGAGTATGATTATAGTCTGGCTCAGGCGGTGGTGTGGGCTTTGGAACACAAGAAGAGGACGTTGACTTTGCTTGTGGAACTTCATGGAATGGGCTATTTCTCCTCCCCCAGAGTAAGCGAGAAGGGACGGGCAGCGGTGGAGGAAATGACCAGGCAGCATGTTCGGCGACCTCAATCCCATGAGGATTGATGACCCTCATGACTCTGATCTTAATACTCGCAGCGATTTTCTTCGTTCTTCCTGTTCTTGCCTATATGGTCATGAAGTTCGGGACTGTGGGCTATCTGAGAGCCAGACGAAGAGAGAAAGAATCATCCCGATCGAGTGATAGGGATGCGGATTGAAACAGACGAAGAGAGAAAGAACTAAACCAACCCAAAGAAATAAAATGAAGAAAGAAAAACGACGATACACCTCGGCTCGCGAACGGGCCGAGAAACTAAAGACCGGATTCACCAGTGCCGCCCTGAAACTGCCGGAGGGCATCCAGATGTTCCAACCCAAACCGGGTCGGTATCTCCTGGACATCATCCCCTTCGTGGCAGGCGAGGGGAATCCATGGGCGGATGAGGGCCAGCTCCATTGGGAGCGAACTTACTGGACGCACCGTTCGGTGGGGGCCAATGGTGACACTCTTACTTGCCCACGTCTGACGGTCAAGGAGCGGTGCCCCATCTGTGAGCATCGGTTGCGTTTGATGAAGAATGCCGACGAGGATGACGAGGAGCTGGTGAAGGAGCTCTCTCCGAAGCAACGACAGCTCTTCCAGGTCATTAACCTCAAGGACCCAGATAAGGGGATTCAGCTCTGGGACATCTCCTTCCATCTTTTCGGCAAGATGCTGGATGCTCGCCTGCGAAACAGTGAGGAGGATGAGGGGTGGGAGAACTTCTTCCACCTGGAGGGCGGTCTCACGTTGAAGGTGGCTCTGGCTGAGAAGACCTACGCCGGCTTCACCTATGTGGAGGCGGAGGCCATCGATTTTCGAGCTCGCGGGGAGGATTACGACGAGGAGATCCTCGACAAGGGTTGTTGTCTGGATGAGCTTATTCTTGTGCCAGAGTATGACGATCTGAAGAAGACCTTCCTTGAGAGTGAGAAGGACGACGACGATGAGGACGACGAGCCTCCCAAGAAGAAGAAGGTCCCGGTTGATGACGATGAGGACGACGAGCCTCCCAAGAAGAAGAAGGTCCCGGTTGATGACGATGAGGACGACGAGCCTCCCAAGAAGAAGGTCCCGGTTGATGACGATGAGGACGACGAGCCTCCCAAGAAGAAGGTCCCGGTTGATGACGACGATTGGGATGACTTCGACGACGAGCCTCCCAAGAAGAAGAAGGTCCCGGTTGATGACGATGAGGACGACGAGCCTCCCAAGAAGAAGGTCCCGGTTGATGACGATGAGGACGACGAGAAGCCTCCCAAGAAGAAGAATAAGTTTGCGGAGGACGATGATGAGGACGGGGAGAAACCTCGGGTCCGTGCCGGTCATGATGACGATGAGGACGACGAGCCTCCCAAGAAGAAACGACACTCGGATAGGGATGAGGCCTAGCCGTGAGCCCTAGGGACATTCTTCTTGCCAGACGGGAGAAGTTCAATTTGGAGGGTGCTCTTTCTACTGGGAGCACCCTCCTTAATTTGGCTTGCACCGATCGCCCCGACGTTGGCTTTCTCAAAGGGGGATATTACTACCTGGTGGGTGATAGCCAGGCGGGCAAGACCTGGCTGTCTCTATCCTGCTTTGCTGAGGCTTGCCGTAGTAAAGCCTTCGCCGATTACCGCCTCGTCTTTGATGATGTAGAGGGAGGTGTTCTGATGGATATCGCCCATTATTTTGGTAAGGAGGTGGCTCGGCGGATGGAACCTCCGGAGGTGAAGAGGGGCGAACCTGTCTATAGTGACACGATAGAATCGTTCTACTACCACATGGTTGACCTATTCGGTGGGGGTCGGCCGTTTATCTACGTTTTAGATTCTCAAGATGCACTTTCTTCGGCGGTGGCATCGGAGAAGTTTTTGCGGCAGAAGAAGGCGTCGGAGGGAGGAGAGGAGGTTGCAGGTTCTTATGGAGATGGTAAAGCCAAATATCACAGTGAACACATTCGTGAGGTTCTTTCGCGCCTGCGGAGGACTAAGAGCATTCTCATCATTATCGGCCAAACCCGTGACAACCTTGGGTTTGGCTTTGAGCCGAAGACGCGCTCAGGCGGTCGCGCTCTTCGATTCTACGCCAACCTGGAGATCTGGACGAGTGTGGTCGGCAAGATCAGACGGTCTATCCGCGGGAAGGAGCGGACCATTGGGTGTCGATGTCTGGCCGAGGTGAAGAAGAACCGGGTTACGGGGAAGGTTGGTAAGGATCGTTCGGTTCAGATTCCGATCTACTATGACCTCGGAATTGATGATGTAGGTTCCTGTGTTGATTTCCTGGTTGACGAGAAGCATTGGCCCAAGATCACCAAGGGGGAGGATCCTGGTAAGAAAGGGAAGTCCTCTTACGATGCTCATGACCTCTTGTTTAAGGGGACTCGCAATGCCATCATCTCCCACATTGAGGAGGAGGACCTAGAACAGAAGGTGAGGAGTCTCACTGCTAAAGTCTGGAAGGCGATTGAGGATGAGTGTCTACCTCGAAGGAAGAGGCGATACGAATGAGTGGGTTCTTCTCAGACGACGAGGTCAAGAATCGTCATGCGGATGACGATTGGAACCAGAAGGATCTTGATTGGTTCTTCGATACCTACCTGGCGGCCGGACCAGGAGCCACTCCTAATCAGATGGCCCAGAAGCTCGGTCGAAATCCCAAGGCCTTGAAGCGTCTCAAAGAACAATTCACAAATAATGAACGTGACCGGGTCGGGCAGTATGTGCCGGGTCAGCGGATCAGCCGGAAGGGGAAGAAGTTCACGCAGAATGAAATAACGATATGGAAGGCTCATGTGGCGAAGGGCGTGCCTGCCAAGGAGACGGCCAGGCTCTTCTGTCGCGATGTTCAGGAGCTCAGTGGTAAGGCGCGGGACGAGGTAAGCGCGGCGAAGGCGCGGACCCCTTTTGCTCCCACCCTCGATATGATTTGGGCATGTCGTTATATCTATTTCGTCTGGAAGAAGCCGATCCTATCTGACGAGGCTTATGATGATCTAGTGAAGGAGGAGGTTGATTATGGTGGGGGTGCGACTGCTTTCATGAAGATCAAGAACCATCGAGGTTGGCCTAAGCACATTATCTCTCTCGCACTCTATCTGGCGGAGAAGGTGGAAGGAGAAACGAAGTGAAAACATGGCTCGTTCTGGACGTTAGTTATCTCTGCCACCGCGCTTTTCACGTCAACAAGGGACTCAGCTGGAAGGGGATTTCGACGGGGGTGGTTTTCGGATTCCTCAAATCCGTCACCTTCTTGAAGGATGAGTTCCAAACGGACCGTGTCGCCTTCTGCTTTGAACATCCCCACCTGTTCCGTCGCGATCTCTATCCCTCCTACAAGCGCAAACGGTCTGCCCAGGAGCGAACCGAAGAGGAGAAGGAATCCTACCACGTCTTATCCATTCAGATTTCTGAGCTCAGACGGCGGTACCTCCCCAGGATCGGCTTCAAGAACATCTTCTGCCATTATGGGATGGAGAGTGATGACATCATGGCATCTATCGCACTGAACTGTCCTGAGGATGAAGAGGTGATTCTGGTAACCGCAGATAGTGATCTCTTGCAGTGCCTCCGGTCGAACGTCAGCATCTACTCGCCCCAGAAGAGGAAGATCCTGATTGAGGCGTGGTTCCTCTCTCAGTATGGGATTCCTGCCAGGAAATGGGCTCTGGTCAAGGCGATTGCGGGATGTCCTACTGATGAGGTCAGAGGGGTTAAAGGGGTGGGTGAAATCACAGCCTTGAAATACCTGACGGATAGACTACCAGATGGGGTCCAGCGACGTGCTATCCTCTCGGCCGAGGGTCGGGCGATCGTGCGGCGGAACCAGCTTCTGGTTAAGCTGCCCCACCCGAACTGCCCTGTGTCGAGACTCGTGGACGATCAAGTGGATCGGGGTGGTTGGAGGGAAGTCTGCGGACTATTGGGCATGAGGTCCATAGCAGGTCATCCTCCCGTGGCCACGAGAGTGAGGCGGCGATGAAAAGGATTGTCGAGAGATGTCAGCAATACCTTCAATATGGTTGGAGGCCCTACTGGCAGCAGAGTATCGTCTGTGGAGCCGCTGCGAGGTATCGCTGGAAGAGTCCCTTGCGTGGTGGGGTTCTGCTGTGCAAAGAACATGCTCGCCAAGTAGGTTTCAAGAACTGCCGGGAGATCAAACGATGAACAAGGGTTACAAGGGTGGAGACTTCGAGCGGGAGATTTGTAAGAAACTGTCACTCTGGTGGTCTAAGGGGCTAGGTGAGGCTCCTCGTGACGACGTCTTTTGGCGCACCTCCCAATCAGGCGGACGCGCCACCCAGAGGATGAAGAAAGGGATCCCTACCCATGGATCCTATGGTGATATTTCGGCGGTAGATTCAATAGGTGAACCTCTTCTGAAGCTCTTCACGATCGAATTGAAGCGGGGATCCTCTCATAGTTGCCCTGGTGATCTGATCGACTTCAAACCGGATAACCTCAGGCATCCTTGGATCATCTGTTTGCTCCAGGCCATCAAGTCGCATGAACAAGCGAAGACGTTTGGTTGGATGATGATATGCCGGCGTGATCATCGCCTGCCCGTGGCCTATATTGACTCTACTGTCTTCCGTCATTTTCAGGGGAAGGACGCCATATGTCCTCGTGTGCGGTTCATTTTGCCTATTGGTTCCGGGGAGGGGCAAGATTTTATTGCCGTTCCTTTGGAAGGGTTCCTCTCGGTCGTGACCCCAAAGGAGATAATAAGGTGTCTGGAATTCCTAAGAAAGATACAATGAAATGAAGAAACGATTTAAGGCTCTGGGTAGTAAGGTCACAAAATTCACTCGCCTGGAGACATTCCCGGCCCCCAAGGGAGTGAGGAGGGTCACCTGTACCAGTGATGAGGTGACGGCTCTCTGCCCGGTCACGGGCCAACCTGATTGGTACGTGGTGGAGATTCTTTATGGACCGAATAGGCTCTGCGTGGAATCGAAAAGTCTGAAGCTTTTCTTGCAGAGCTTCCGCCAGGAGGGGCACTTCTGCGAGGAATTTTCCCGCATTATTGCCCAACAACTCTTTACCAAGTTGAAACCCAGAATAATCACTGTGACGGTCATCCAGAAACCCCGCGGTGGTATCTCCATCAAATCCACCGCCACTCTCGAAATGAAAATATGAAAAAGGTACTCGTCCTCACCTCGGGAGGGATGGATTCAACTACCCTCCTTCATCATCACGTCAAGGGAGGTGATCAGGTCCGTGCTATTGCTTTCAACTATGGTCAACGGCATCAGAAGGAATTGGACTTCGCTCGATACCAGGCCGCATTTCTAGGGACCCCGTTTCATCTCGTTCCTCTGGTTACTCTTGCTGATACTCTCCCGGGGAGCTCCCAGACAGACCTCTCGGTGCCCGTTCCGGAAGGGAGGTATGATGAAGAGTCGATGAAGAAGACAGTCGTTCCTAACCGCAATATGATTCTCCTCTCCATTGCTATTGGTCATGCCATCGCTCATGGTCTAGATTATGTGGCCTACGCCGCCCATGCGGGAGATCATGCGATTTATTCGGACTGCCGGCCGGAGTTCGCCGAGGCCATGAATGTGGTGGCGGCCCTTTGTGATTGGCATAAGGTTGAATTGCTTCGCCCCTTCATCAAGATGACCAAGGCTGACATTGTCACACTAGGGGTTGATTTGAAGGTGGACTATTTGAGAACTTGGTCTTGCTACCGGGGAGAAGGCCTTCATTGTGGACGGTGCGGGACCTGTGTGGAGAGACGGGAGGCTTTTCACCTCGCTGACATCATCGATCCTACTCCCTACCACCCCCTGGCTCCTACTGTGGAGGAGATGGTCCAGCATGATTGGCATCTCCCGGCCCATTGATCTGTCTGAGTGTATAGATTTTGTGCAGGGGTGTATAAAAATTATACACTCCTGATTTCAACGAATTCATCTTACCTGGCAGATCAACCAGTTACAAGATGAATGATTTCGGCATGGGCTGTGCTCATATCTCAACCATGAATGCGAAACAAATCAAAAAGTCGGTAGCGAAGAAGATCGGCCTCAATGAAAATCAGTTCGAGATTCGCGAGGTCAGTCACTGTTACACCAACAACAACCAGCCGGCCTTGGCGGTTTGGTATCTCGTCAAAGGCCAAGCTGAGCTTAAGTGTGTCAAGATCCCACATTGTCATTAAATTGTGAAAGGAGTCAAGAGAATGAAACCAGAAATCATAGAGCAGATCAAGCAGTCTCGATCCCATAATGACGCCCGTATCCGCGCGATCGTGGCAGCGGCACTCAATCAAAACACTTGCTATTATCGAGCCCTCAATGTGTTGGAGGAGAAACTCCCCGCATTGGAACAGGCCTTGGTTAAGATGGGCCTCGAAATTACCGACCTTCGTTATTCCCAGGCAGGTTCGTTGAGTGATGGTGAGATGATGAGCTGGGGGGAGGATAATCGGCTCCGTGTCAGCATCTCCGCCGTTCCTGTCGGGGGAAAATTCCGTTTCGTCAAGTTCGCTGGTTACACCGCTGGTGGTCATGGACGCAACCAGGCCCGCCTGGTTGCCAAAGCAACGCAGATCCGTGAGGCCCTCCAGTTGGCCACCGGTATAGCAGATATATCGGCCAATCCCCACACCTTGGAGGTCAAGAATGAAGGGGATACCAAGTCGATCTTGATCGTATTCTGGGTTTCCTAGGAATTTTGTAACCTACCATCAACGACAAATCACATCAACAAGATAATAGAATATGAAAGAGACAGTCATCAATAGTCAGGGTATCGAAGCCACGAGCTTCACGCAGACACTCAAGACCTCCAACCTCGATTGGGAACCGCTCAGCGACAAGGTGGGTGGGATGGACACGGGCATTCAGATGCCTTACAAGAAGCTCCTCTATCGAAGTGACACTCGCACAGCCCTTGGAATCGTGGGGGCCGATTATGCTCCCAGTGATCCGCGGGAGTTCCTCAAGAGCCAGTTCGAGTTCGCCGAATTCATCAAGGGCAAGGTCGTCCGGGCCGGATTCATGTCGGACCGTTCCCGCGCCTTCGCGTTTGTGGAACATGAGAAGATCGTCATCCCCAAGGCCGATCGGAAGGTGGGCGATCCGCTCCAGGTCTATATCTACTCCAGCGATGGATGGGATGGCGGTACCCCTCGTCGCAGTCGCCTCTATGTGGAGCGTCTCAAATGCCTCAACGGGATGACCAGCACAGAGCTCAGCGCGAGTCTTTGGGTCTCTCACACGTCTGGCATGGCCCTGCGGTATGAGCCGCGGTGGAAGAACTTCCTGGCGGCAATCCGGGCGACGGTGGATTCGGTGCGGAAGCAGTTTGTCCGGCTGGCTGCGGAGAAGATGGGCCAGAAGCAGATGCAGAACTTCCTGGAGAAGCTCATCCCCGGAGAGAGCGGTCGCACGTCTGCCCGGCGCGAGGAGATCTTTGGCCTCTTCGGCGAGGGAGGTACGGCGAATGAAGGGAGCTCCCGCTGGGACGCCTATAACGCCGTGACCGAATACATCACCCATCACCGGACCTACCGGAAGACTGATACCACCTCGGTGGAGACGAATCGGTTCTTGGGTGTCTTGGAGACGGACACTCTCGGACGCCAGGCGTTGAGCCTGTTGCTTAACTGAACCTTTTGCTCAGATGAAGGGGTAAATTGAGAGGAATGAAGATGAGTATTTACAATCACAGCATTGCTCTTGCACTGTTCAAGAAGATGGCTATCTCTTACGCTCAACGCGAGATCTTGGTGGTAGTGGTAGATGGGTGTGTCTTTGCCGGGGAAGGGGACATGATAGCGAGATTCGCCGACGATCAAGCGGCCTCGGCCTGTCTCAAAGAGGCGGGCTACTTGCCAGATCCGGCGAACCAGGAGCTCGTCTTCCTCCCCCCAGGGAGCTTGACTCACTTTCGGGTGAAGTATGGGCCGGACTTTGAAAAGAAACTTTCGCTCTATGCCACTGCCAAGCTCAGAGGTCAACCCGTCTCGTTGAAGGTTTGTGATGCGGTCAGGAGAGTCTTTGTGGTGCAGGACACCAAAGGAGAGGTGGAGGTGGTTGACCTTTGTGAGTTGGATGACTTCGTTCTCTAGGAGATAATAAACCAGACAATTATGCCACGAGTATATCTAGTCAAGAAGACTCGAAAGGATCAAGGGACCTGCGGGTATTGCGGTTGTGAAATCAGGAAAGGCGACGCTTATCGCTACTGGGAGTTTCGCTATGGGGGGCGGAGGATCCGGTGTATGAAGCCTGAATGCACTCCCAAGCCCAGGGACCTGACTCAATCGGAGTTCTGGGTCGCGGTTTACAGTGCACAGGAAACCGATTTCCATTCGGCCGCTTGCATTGAGGATCTGGAATCAGCGAAGGATGACGCTGTGAGTCAATTGGAGGAGATTGGGAATGAGTGCGAAGACAAACTTAACAACATACCTGATAGTCTCCAGCAAGGTCCTACGGGTGAACTGCTCCAGGAACGGATCGACGCTCTGGGCGAGGTCGTTAGCAATCTGGAAGGGGTGGACATCACCTTCGAGGGTGAAGATCCTGAGGAACTGACCCAAAAGGAGGGTGAGTCAGATGAAGATTTTGTCAAGCGCAAGGCCGCAGCCGAGGCGGATCCCAAGCAGGTTGAGAAGCGAGCGGCCTTGAAGGAACGAATCGAGGAGATCGCGGATGAGCTAGACACCACTCTGAGTGACATCTCCTGCTCTTGAGGTAGAAGAAACCGAGATGAAAAGAGCTATAGCCATCAGCTTCAACTGGATCACCCATGAAATGCTGCACCAAACATTTGAGGGAGCTGGGTGTGCAGATTCCGCGGCCGGATGGGTGCATTCGAAGAGCTTCATCATTCGCGATTTTCCGGCCAAGGATGGATGGGAGCATTGGGCACATTGGAACAAGGAGGCGGGCGAAGAACGCGGCGCCCGCATCGCTAAAGAGCTGTGTGAGACTGGTTGCATATCAGAGAGCGTGCCGCGATGATAGGTGATATCTCCTGCTCTTAGAGCTATGGCCACCAAGAAGAAGATAACGAGGGAGGATCTCAAGACCATCACGCCATTGAAGGCGTGCTTAATCGTTGACCGCGCCCTCCGTCTTGATAGCGCCTACTTCCTGATGGTATCTCATGGGCTGGTGGAGAAGGATAGTGTGGGTTTGCGTGATGTCCTCAAAGCCGCCATCCGAAATGGGAGGAAGAACCTATGAAAGATATTGTTCCCTATACTGAAGAGGAAGCTCAGAAGCTGGCCTCATGGTTCATCCGTCTTGGGGTTTCTAGCGCGGGGCCTTTGGTAACAGTCTCCCTGATAATGATGGTGGAAAAGTTGGATGAAGCCGTCAAGAAGATGGACCTCACGCCGTTCGATGACAAGCGGTGGGTCTTGGAAGGGTTTCGCCAACGTCTGTTAGATGTGATCGCTGTCGAGACTTCTATGATGGGCCTCACTCACCTTGTTCAATTGGAGGCTTTGCTGAAGGCGGAAGGGACCTCCTCCTAGAAATCTCTTCAACCAGATAATAGGTCATGAATGCGACAGTCCGCCTCTATGTTTTATTGGCCCTTGGTTGGGTCAGTTCGCTCTGGTCAGCCCCATTGGTTACTTTGGCTTGGGATCCCAGCCCAGATACGAACGTGACCAGTTACCGGATCTATGCTGGGACCCAGGTTGATATCTACTCTTCGGTCACCAATGCGGGAACCAATCTGACTGTCACCATTATAGGTCTGGCACCGGGGACCTGGTTCTTCGTCGTAACCGCTCGCAACGATCTAACGGGATTGGAAAGTGACCCCAGCAATGTCGTCTGGAAGACCATTGGGACGAATCCTCCCCCCGCACCCCCTTTGAAGTCGATTCGCATCTCCTCCACCCTCGAGTCATCAAACAATCCGCTCGGACCTTGGAGGGATGAAATCAGTCTGATGACTCAGGAACTACCTTTGCCGAGCACCCAGGTCTTTTGGCGGAGCCGGGTGAGGTATGAACTGATTCATTAGTTACGAAGACGCTGATCAGATGCAGGTCTGCTCAGAACTTCCGGCAGACTTGGAGGACGAATTGGGCCCATGGACACGATAGATCGCCCTTGCTTCCGCGAGAAGGGGTGCTATGCTTCCGGCTATGACTAGATCGAAGAAGTTCACATTGAGATTCCTCCTCGATCTCTACGACGCTTTCTTGCGAACTCCCGACTTGATCAAGGTGAGTGAGGCCCTGAACCTTCCCGCTGCTAACGGTACCCTTTGTGCCTGGATCAAACGGTATCCTGATTTGAAGATGGTGAAAGACCTCGCGGATGAGCGACGACAGAAACAAGATACTCTTCCTCACTATATTCTAGGGAAACTCTCTCCAGAAGCGAGAGCGATTTGGAATGAACTTGCGTTCTGGAAAGATGGAGATGTACCAGGGAGGATTACCGAAAGGATTGACAAGAGATTGAGGAAGGAACTCTTCTTCCATGCGTTGATCAACTGCTCCTATAACATCTCAAGAGCCTGTGAGCTCGTGGGATTGGGTCGTCAGACGATGAGGGCTTGGCAAGAAGAACCTGAATTTATCGAGTTGATGAAGGTGATACAGATTCACAAAAAGGACTTTTTCGAGAATGCCCTCATGGATCTGGTGGAGGTGAGGTACCCGGGAGCCGTGATGTTCGTCAACCGGACGATCAACGCAGACCGGGGATACTCCGAGAAAGTGACGGTAGAGCATACGGGCCAGGTGATGGTGGGGATAGATGTCTCCCAGCTGGATCTAGATCTTGAGACTCGCCGTAAGATTCTTGAGGCGGTTCGCAGGAAGAAGGAGATGGATTGGAAGGGCAAGGGCCAGATAGTTGATTTGGAGCCGGCACGAATGCTATCGGCTCCAGTTGGGGAAACGGAGCATGAAGACGCCCTATAGCTTCATGGGTCTGCCCCGTCCACCAGAGGCAGTGACGGCGATTGAGGAGAATTTGGTTGCGAGCATCTGCCGCGATTCCTTTTACGAATTTGTTAGGGAGTTTTGGGATGTCATCGTGGGTGAAGTGATGGTGGACAACTGGCACCTCCCGTATCTGTGCGAGGAGGCCCAGATGATCATGGAGCGGGTGTTTAAAGGGGAGGAAAAGGAATATGACTTGGTGGTGAATATCTCACCCGGCACGACTAAGAGCACCATCTTCAGTCAAGCCCTGCCTGCTTGGTGCTGGATCCGGATGCCGGAATGCCGGATCATTTGCGGATCCTACGCTCATCAGGTTGCCCTTAAGGACAGTCTGAAGACCCGCGACATCGTTCAGTCCGAGAAGTTTCAGCGATGCTTTCCAGGGATCACCTTGCGCGAGGACGAGAATACCAAAGGTCTTTTCACCAACACCCAGATGGGATCTCGCTTGTCCGTATCGGTGGGAGGCTACGTTACGGGATACCATGCCCACCTCTTGGTTGTGGATGATCCGCTCAACCCCGAGGAGTCTTTCAGTGAGGCTGATTTGAAGACAGCTAACCGGTGGATGAAAGGTACTCTCACCACGCGCAAGGTGGACAAGCGTGTCACCCCCACGATTCTAATTCAGCAGAGGTTGGCTGAAGGCGATCCTAGCGGCGAGATGCTGGCGAGATCGCACGGGACGGTCCGCCATATATGTCTGCCAGGCGAACTCCGGCCGGGGCTTGATAACCTAATCTCGCCGCCGGAGCTCAGGGGCCGTTACCGGGACGATCTCTTTGATCCAGTTCGCCTGCCTAAAAGGGTCTTGGAGGAGATGGAGGAGGATCTAGGGGCCTACGGCTATGCGGCGCAGGTCCTCCAGAGTCCGGTTCCCCTCACCGGAGGTTTTTTTGATACGGATAGACTGCAATTGGTAGATGAGCTCCCTTTCAAGTGTATGGCGACAGTCAGGTCATGGGACAAGGCCGGCACTCAAGATGGTGGGGCCTATTCGGTGGGGGTCTTGATGGCCCGAGGTGAGAAGAATCAATTTGGAGTGCTGGATGTTCGCCGGGGGCAATGGGGGGCGACACAGCGGGAGGAGAAGATTTTGGCTACAGCAGAGGAAGACGGTGATGACATTGAGGTCGTCTTGGAGGTGGAAGGAGGATCCGGAGGCAAGGAATCGGGTGAGGCTACGGTGAGGAACCTCTCCGGCTTTCGCGTTTACACCTACCACCCCACGGGTGACAAAGAGACCCGTGCTTACCCCTTCGCTTCCCAAGTGGGATCGGGGAATGTCTTCGTCTTGAAGAGGCTTTGGACGAGGGCCTATGTCGAAGAATTGAAGCACTTCAGCAACAAGGCTAAGGTTAAAGATCAGGTAGATGCGAGCAGCGGGGCCTTCAATCGCATCGCTCGAAAACGGCGCAAGGTAGGGAACCTTTTCTGATCGAAGAGATAATAACATGGTAAGATTATAGGGTATGAAACGATATTTGGTTGTTTTCATTTATGAGGGTCAGTTCAGCTGTGAAGCGGTTATGGCTGAGGGCTTCGAGGAGGCTGTGCTCATGTTTGGCAAGAGCGGTCTTGTCTACGACGAGATCTACTCCATTACCCGCGCCGCGTAGCGGAAGGATGACAACCATTGAACATCTGATCTCCCTTCTGGGTGAGGAAGGCGCTGAAATTGCTCAGATGACGAGCAAGATCAATCGCTTTGGCCTCCTGGAGGTTTACGACGGTGATAAGAACCCCGACCGCCTGACTAATACCCAGCGGCTGGTGGGAGAACTCAACGACTTTATAGCTGTGGTGGACTTGCTGGTGGGGATGCGTATCATTCCAGAGAATTGGGAGGACCCCTTAAAGAAGGCGGAGAAAGCCAAGAAGGTCGCCAAGTATTTGGCCTATGCCCGGCAGGTTGGGACCTTAGATGACTGATGATTATGCCAAAACGTGAATTGACTGAGCTCGAAAAGCAATTCGTCTTCGACGCCTTGGCGGGCGCCTTCATTGTGAAGTATGACGAAAATGGTGTGCCTTTCGCCCTAGGCGCCTCAAACACAGACAACCTCTTCTCCATGCCGGTCCATCAGGAACCGGAAGGGGAAGACGGGGCGATTTACACCCTCCCAGGAAAGGAATGAAGACGCCTATATCTTTCTGGCGGGTTGTCATAGCCTTAATGGTGTTTCTGCTCCCACTTTTGTTGGGAGTGATGGGTGTGTATTTCGCCACCCACTTCCTCCGTTTGGTTAGCAATATCTGCTTCTTCTCTTCCCTATGACTATGGAGGCCTACGACACCATCAAATGGGTCTGTGTTGATCCTGAGGGAGATAACAGGACGAATGAAAAACCGACCCCATCTGGACACGGCTCGTGATATCCGTCAGGTTTGCCGCGAGGTTAGCGACCTTCTCGTCAAGAAGAATCGATCCTATGGCGACTCGGCGTTGAGCCCCGTGCAGATCTTCTCGCGGTGCGATAGCACGGAGGGTCTTAGGGTTCGCATTGACGATAAGCTGAGCCGCCTCGCTCATGGTCCCGGTGGATTCCAAGAGGACACCCTTTTGGACCTCCTGGGCTACTTGGTCCTCTTGCACATCGCGTTGAAGCGGGGAAAGAATAGTTGCCCTGATCGCCGCCGCCTGTTAGAGTGCCGAACATGAGATCGAATTCTCGTGTCAATTATCCGCCACCACTAGGGGCGCAGCTTGCCCAAAACATTCTCTTAGAGCGACAGCTCTGGCTCCGCCGACAGCTAGATCCGCGGCGTGATCTTGATTTTGAATGTGGTCACCCCTTAGAGATCACTCGAGAGGATTACAAGAATTTCTTCTTGCGCGGCGATATCGCCCACCGTGTGGTAGCGGTCTTGCCCGAGGAATCCTGGGCGACTCGCCCCCAGGTATTCGAGACTGAGGATGAGAGCATGACCGCATTCGAGACGGCTTGGATCGAATTAGAGGAGACCCTCAGCATTCTTCCAATCTTGCAGCGAGCTGATGTCCTTAGCGGGATTGGGCGGTATGGGATCCTCCTGCTGGGTTTGGATGATGGACAGCCTCTCAATGTCCCGGTTATGGGTATCGACGAGAAGGGTGAGAAGGTAGGCACGAGCACTCATCAGCTTCTCTACCTCAGGCCTTTTGACGAGGCCTGTCTCGACATTGCGAAATTCGAGGAAGATGTAACCAACCCCCGTTACGGGTTTCCAACCATCTATCGAATTCAGTTCGAGGAGACTTTGGGCTCGGCTCAGAAGACGATCACCGGGGACGTGCACTGGAGCCGGGTGATTCATCTGGCGGACAACCGCACCTCTTCAGACGTTTACGGTCTGCCGAGGATGCAAAAGGTGTTCAACCGCTTGTTGGACGTGCGGAAGATCGCGGGCGGTTCAGGTGAGATGTTCTGGAAGGGGGGCTTCCCGGGTTTGTCTATGGAGGCCCAGGTCGCGCCGGATGAGCAAGTTGAGATAGATCTTCCGGGGACCAAGAAACAGATGGAGGCTTACATGAACGGCCTCCAACGATATATCGCCACGGTTGGAATGACGGCGAAGTCTCTATCGGTTCAAGTGGCCGATCCGGTTCCCCATCTCGAAGTTCAGATTCGCCTGATTGCCAACGCCTTGGGGGTACCATGGCGGGTGTTCATGGGGAGTGAGGCGGCCCAGCTCGCGAGTGAGCAGGATACTATTTCATGGAACCGCCGTCTCAACCGTCGCCGGGAGGGGTATCTGGGTCCTTACGTGATCAGGCCCTTGCTGGAGAGGCTTATTGCCTTTGGGGTCTTGCCGGAACCTCAAAAGATCGTGATTGACTGGACCGACCTCAACACTCCCAGTGACAAGGGCCAGGCGGAGGTGGCACAGCTTCGGACAGATGCCTTGTCGAAATACGTCCAAGGTGGGGTGGACATTCTGATTCCGCCCTTCCATTATCTCACATTGATCTTGGGTCTGGATGATAAGGAGGCTCGGTCCATTTTGGATGAAGCGGGCACCCTGCTTCGGGATGAGGACAAGGGTGGTGAGCAAGATCAGGCCCCTCCTAATGATGGTGACACGGCTAATCCCCCTTCACCGAATCAACCATCCTGAAGCGGGAGATGTTGACCACCATTACCATTTCCATTTCGGTTGATTCGACAGTGGTAATCTCCTCTGATTATTGCGACTACTCACGTTTGAGTTCGCGACTACCCTTACCTCCGGATGATGAGGATGTAAGGAATTTTCTGGAGGAGCTCAGAAGGGAATCTCTGGAAGCGATTCGAGAGAGGGCCCAGATCTACGAAGATTTCTGCCGTCAGAGGGTCATGTTGCTTTCCTATGAGTCAAGGAGGCAGGTGAGTCACTTCCCCTTGCGGCAACCTTGTTGGTCCGCCCGGCGGTGGAAATCTCTCACCTAGTATGCCCTACACCGTCGAATATCGCCCCGTTACAGGCCGCCCTGGTGAGCCTTGGGCCAAGGTGGATGCTCATGGTCATATCGTCTCTCGTCATCGTTCCAAAGGGAAGGCTCGGGCGGCTATCGCGGCCTACTATGCGAGCCGGTCGGCCGGGAATGCTTTCGTCTCAAACCAGAGGACTAATCCATTAAAGATGGACCCCACCCGGACTCTTTCGCTCCGCCGGGCGTTCATGCGAGAGCTGTCCAAGGCCTTTAGGAACTTGCGAAGAGCCGTGAAAGATTTCATGGTGGAGAAGGATGCCCTCGGTTTGAAGGAGAAGAAGCATCTCGTTCCTTTCCAGACCATCGCTCTACACGTCCAACCCCGGGAGTTTGAGTTCCGGACCGATGCCCAGAAGCTCGGTGCGTTTAATGACTGGTTTCGCCAGCAAGTTGAGGCGAACGTCTTGTCACCGGACCCAGGTACCCCGGCGGGAACCCCATGGACGACCGAGTTCGTGGAGTCTGCGTATCGCAGAGGTCAGTTCAATGCCTTTATCTCCTCCCGGACGATCACCGGCACGGATCAGTCATCGGAGTCCTTCCTAAAGTCATCCTTCGCTCAGCCGGAGACGATGTCCAAGGTTCAATTGCTTGGCACCCGGGCCTTTGAGCAGTTGCGTGGCATTACGGCCACCATGTCGTCGGAGATGAACCGGATTCTCGCGCAAGGGATCGCTGATGGACGTGGAGCGGAGGATCTCGCCCGCGAGCTCGGCGAGAGAATTGGATCTCTCGCAGGTTCCCGGGCCCTTACCATAGCGAGGACGGAGATCATTAACGCCCACGCTGAGGGCCAGCTGGACGCCTTCAATCGTCTTGGGGTGCAGGAACTAGGCATCAAAGCCGAGTGGTCCACTGCGGGAGATGATAGGGTGTGTGAACTCTGCCTCCCCATGGAGGGGCAGGTCTTTACAATCGAACAGGCCCGTGGGATGATTCCACTCCACCCCAATTGTGTTTTAGGTGATAGCCTCATTGAATGTCCTGATGCACTCTTCCTCACTCGGGCAAAGTATCATGGAAGAGTGATTCACTTGACCACTCTTCACAATCGCCGGCTCTCCGTCACTGAACATCATGTGTTGTTGACCCGGGGTGGTTGGTGTTTGGCTAAAGACCTTCGCCAGGGCGATTGTCTTATTGGTGCATCGTCGGTTGATTCTACTTTTATTGAACACCCAGATAAGAATGATGGAGTAGCCTCGATTTCTAATGTATTTGAGACGATCTCCAAAATACTTCCTAAACACCTCCGAAGAATATCTGGCACCCGCCCCCAATACTTCCACGGTGACGGTGGTGCCCTTGATGAGGAAATCGACGTTATACTTTCCGACTGCGAATTGAGGGGTCAGTTCCACTCTCTGTGTCTGGCACAGGCGAAAAAACTCTTTCTCATGGGTGGAGACGTTTCGACTCGTCAGCCCTTGTTTTTGGATGGTGAGAGCTCGCTGTCGCTTCTCCTTGAAAGGTTGGCGGCGGCCGCGGACTGCCTTCTGAGCCGCAAGAGCATTCCAGCTATTCTCGCTCGCGGTTCTTCGGCTGGCCATCAGCCTATTGCTCTCAGTGAGGGTTCGTATCGTAATCCCTGCGAAGATAAGTCTTGTCATGATCACGTGACGACAACAATGGAAGACTGCGGCGATTTGGTTGAGGCTCTCCCCGCGGAGGTAGCGTTCGACGAGATCGTCGATGTCCAGATTGTAGAATCTGGTCGGGGAGGTGTATTTGTTTTTGACGTATCGACTCATAGTTCAATGTATAGTGTAAATGGGATCTTGTCAAGTAATTGCCGTTGCACATGGATCCCTACCTCGGTCACATGATGCACCCTTCCTCCATCAGCCTAGCCATCACTCATTTCAACCGGTATGCCTTTCTACTTGAGTGCATCGCTCAGGTAAAGGATGATCCGCGTATTGCCGAGATTGTCATCAGCGACGATGCCAGCACCGATGGTTCCTATGAGAAACTGGTAGAGAGCTTCAGGGATTTGCCTAAGGTTAGGCTCTTTCGGAATGAGAAGAATCTTGATTGCTACTTCAATAAACAGAAGGCGGTGGAACGGGCTATGGGTGAATGGGTTATTCTCTTCGACAGTGATAACATTCTCTCCAAGGCCTATTTGGATGCTCTATTTGCTCTGGAGGGCTGGGACCCCCAGACGGTTTATTGTCCAGAATTTGCCGAACCTTCCTTCGACTACCGATCCTGGTCGGGTCAGATAATCTCCTCAAAGAATGTGGCGGCTCTGATGACCCCTCCGGCCCCTTCAGCCCCTCCGGTTCCCAATCGCGCCAGAGGAGGTCGCACCCCGCTCCGTCCAAACAAGACCAATTTTGGTTGCCTCCTCAATACCTGCAACTATTTCGTCCACCGCGCGAGTTACTTGGAGGTCTGGGATGGTTCGGTTAATCCTCACACCGCTGATTCCATCTACCAGATCTATAACTGGCTTCGCTCCGGCCGGCAGTTGATGGTGGTGTCGGGTCTCCGTTATTTTCATCGCCTCCATGATGGGAGTCATTACAAGTTGAATCATCATCTCACTAAAGGTTTCGATCGGGTCGTTGAGGACAAACTTCGTCAAGTGAAAGGCAGATCTATGGTGATACCTAGGACGTATGGAAGGATGGGGAATTTCCTCTTCCAAGCGGCGGCTGCAATGGGCTATGCGTGGAAGCACGGACTCGAGTTCACCCTTCCCAATCGGACCACCAACCCCAAAGGTAACCCTATCTACCTCCAGCATCTGGTAAACACGGACTGGAGTCCGAGCTTGCCGGAGATCAAGCTCACGGAGGGGGTCTTCTACTACCAAGAGCTTCCCTTTCGGGAGATCTGGCGCCGCCAGAACATCGTCCTAGATGGTTACTGGCAGACGGAGAAATACTTCAAGGAGTTTCGCGATCGAATCATTGCCGCGTTTGGTTTTCCTTGGAGACCCCTTCCAGGATTCGTCTCCGTCCATGTGCGGCGAGGTGACTATCTCATGCTAACCCAGAAACATCCGCTGGTTTCTAAGGAGTGGATTGACGCGGCCATGCGAGTCTTTCCTGGTTATCACTTCATCTTCTTCTCCGATGACATCCCTTGGTGCCGCGCTACCTATGGGATGAGGAAGGATGTTACCATCAGCAAAGGGACGGATGAGGTGGCTGATCTTACCTACATGGCTACCTGCGAGCATCATATTTGTTCAGCCTCGACCTATTCATGGTGGGGTGCCTGGTTGAATCAAAATCCCAACAAGAGAATAATCATGCCCAAACAATGGTTCATGCCAGGCCGACCTGAAGACACTCGTGACATTGTCCCATTGGAGTGGGAGAGACTGTGAATAATTTATGAGTCTATTAAACCAAGCCTATCTCAGTTTTGTCAACCTCGACCATCGGGCCGATCGCCGGCGGCACATGGCGGTAGCCTTGGCGACGGTAGGATTGCAGGCTACGCGCACACGCGGGATGCTCCCTTCTGAATACCAGGGGGATCCCGCTCGCATCGCGTGCATGTTACACCGCCCCCAGAAAGGAGCCATTGGTTGTCATTTCAGTCAGGTGGGGATTATGGAAGAGGCCCTGCGACAAGGGAAGCACGCCTTTGTGATGGAGGACGATTTGGTCTTCTGTTCTGATTTCCTTGATAGGATCGACTACATGGAGCGATTCATTACCAACCATCCCTGGGATGTTCTATGGATGGGCGGAACCTTCCATGTGAACCCCCCATGGTGGCATAAGGACGACCTGGGTCGTGATGCCGAGCAGACCGACGATCCTCGCATGATGCGGACCTATGGGGCCTTTTCGACTCACGCCTATCTGGTTAACCGCGAGAGCATCGCCAAGATCCTTCCTATGATTGAGGCAATCCTTCCGCTGAGCATGGGAATTGATTGGGCGTTCATCCAGCTGGAGCCCCAGTTGATCACCTACGCCTTTGTTCCAGGATGTATCATTCAATATGATAACCAGAGTGATATTGGCAAAGGAATAACTCAGTTCAGTGGGTTCAGGAAACTAGGGCCTTATTGGTTTGCCGATCGCATGACTGATTTTGACCCCGCTCAGTTTGACTGGCATGAAGCCAGGCGGAGGTGACATGCCTATCTCTTCTGAAATCTTGCGGCGTTATTTCTCCTCCGTCTTTGTGGAGACGGGCACTTTCAAAGGGGAGGGGGTGCAGGCGGCTCTGGATGCCGGTTTTGATTGTATCTACACCGTAGAGGTGGACCCTTTCTGTTCTGGTTACTGCCTGCGTCGTTTTGAGGATCGGGCGATTAGGGTTCATCTACATCGAGGTGACTCCCGTGAGTTCCTTAGGGACTTTCTTCCTCACTTGACGACCCGGGCGACCTTCTGGCTGGATTCTCATTATTGTGGTGCGGAAGGGGGCCAGATAGATGATGTTCCTCTGCTGGCGGAGCTCGCTCTGATCCGGGAGCACCTCCTGAGGATCCACCACATCCTGATTGACGACGTTCGCCTGATGGGGACGCCGGATCTTCCGGTTAGGTTCAAAGAGGTTCGCCGCGCTCTGAGGAGGATCAATCCCGATTACCAAATGAAGTTGATCGACTCGCCAGAATTCCATAAAGACATTTTAGTTGCTACCTTATGATTCCCAGAACACTTGAAGAGAGCTTGAACGGAGGTTACCCCGGCTTGTATGGAGAAGTGGTAACCTGTGATATGTATCACCTTCGTCAGGTCACCTTTCAACCCGACGTCATCTTTGATATTGGGGCGAATGTGGGAGTCTTCTCCCGCTTCGCGCGCGAGCTCTTCCCTAAAGCCCATATTGTCGCGGTGGAACCTCATCCCCAAAATCTGGAGGTCTTCAAACAGTTCACCCACGATTCTAATTTGTCGCTGGTCGAGGCGGCTTTGGGGAGGGGTCCTGTCTTCAGAGCCACCACGGCGGTTAATGGGGCGCATGAATGTTACCTATCGGCCGGTCTGGGTTACCCATTGGAGGTGATGGAGAATGCAGTGCGGAATGGTCTGGGGCTTGAGGCGTCAATGGTTCCTGTCGTTACCGTTCGCGATTTAGTCTGGCGGTTCTGGAAACCAACCATGAAGGCCCTGATGAAGATTGATTGTGAAGGTGGTGAAAATGCCATCTGGGATGATCCCCCCTCCCTGGTGGCCCTCTCCTTGATGGATTACCTCTGCCTGGAGCTTCATGACTACGCCATCTCTGGTAACGAGGTAGAGAAAGTGAGAGAGGTGACTACTCAGGTCCTTTGTTGGTTAGCCCAGACTCATGATTGTCAACGGGATGGGGTTTATTTTTGGGCGACCAGACGATAATAAGATATGGAATCCGAAATCCGATACCGTCGCGACATTTGGAAGTTGATGATGGGGGTAGATGGTGACGCCGTTGAGATTGGCGTCGCTGAGGGCTACTTCTCGGCCGACCTGCTCTCTATGCCCGCGGTCTGGCGCCACGTCTATCTAGTGGACCGTTGGCGATGCGTGCCCACCCAGAAAGGTGATGCCTCCAATCCCCAAACCTGGCATGATGCTAACCTCGCGGCCACTCGCGAACGGGTTGCTCGTTTCGGCAGGCGGGCGGTTTTCCTCCGTGGTGATTCTTACGCGATGGTCAGTTGTGTCCCAAACCAGTCTTTGTCATTGGTCTATGTAGATGGAGATCATTCGCTGGAGGGGGTTCTAGCTGACATTCAGGCCTGGGAATCCAAACTAATGGTTGGTGGAGTGATGGCCTTCCATGACTACCTGGCTCCCCAATATGGAGTGAGACAGGTGGTGGATCAGTTCGCCAAGCAGACAGGACGAGTGGTCCATCTCATTCCTGAAGATAAGCCTGAAGATGCCGGTGCCTGGTTCCGATGGTGAGAGATATATGCTCATTCCTTTTGATTCCCTCTTCAAGAAATATCAGATCCAAGCTGGAGGAGTTCTCCATCTAGGGGCCAATCTAGGGCAAGAGGCCCACGCTTATGCTCAGCAGGGGATCCGTCGAGTTATTTGGGTGGAGGCCCTTCCGGTGATCTATTTTCAACTGGTGAGGGCCACGGTGGCGTATCCCGGATCTACTTGCCTTTGCGCTTGTGTGAGTGATAGGGATGGTGACGAGGTTACCTTCCACGTGGCGAACAATGGGGGCCAGAGCTCTAGTATTCTTGAGTTTGGTACCCATCTGGTTGAGCATCCCTCGGTGCAATATATCAGAGACGAGAAGATGGTAACTACACGAGTGGATACTCTTCTGAAGGCAAAGGAACTATCAGTGGGGCCTGATTGGTTCCTCAATATCGACCTACAAGGGGCTGAGCTGCTCGCGCTGAAGGGGATGGGAGATTTGATCCACCGGTTCCGTTATGCCTACATCGAGGTCAATGTCAAGGCGCTCTACCAAGGCTGTCCTATGGTGAGGGAGATCGATGACTACCTGAGGAAATTCGGATTGATCGGAAGGGAGACCAAGATGACAGGCAGTGGCTGGGGCGATCGTTTCTACATGAGGTAGGAATGTTGACGACCATCACACCCTATTGGGGGCGCGAGCAGACCTTAGGGGTCTGGCTGGCAGCGGTAAAAGGAGCGACCCTCCCAGGTCTCAAACACATTGTCTTCTTCGTGGGTGAACCCGTTCCAGACTGGATCCAGAAGGAATATGGTAGCGATCCTCAGTTTCATTTTGAGGTTTGTCTGTCCGACCGGCCTGGTGATTTGAGCATAGGTCACTATCATAACCTGGGGGCTCGGATGACCGAGACGAAATGGATGATGAAGCTGGACGTGGACACCCTCCCCAATGAACGATATTTCAAGGAACTCCTCACCGTCTTGCGTGTGAGCGATCGCACCTTCGTAAAGCAATGGTTCAACGGAGGGATGATTTATGTCTCCCAGGCGGCCTCAGCGACCTACCTGACACGAGAGAAGATGCCTTTATCTGAGGAGGTTTACCAGAAGATCATGGGCGATCAGAGGACCTACTGCGGTTCACGATTGACCGGTCCCTGTGCCACTATGTTCATCTGCCGGACCGAGACCTATCTTGAATTGGGCGGCTGTGACGAGAGGTTTCGTGGATATGGTTGGGAAGATTACCAACAGATCTTCGCGCTAGAGTGGCATGAGCGAGGTCGAGACCCCCTTCCGGGTGTCGTTACCTTTGAGACGGTGCACCGTCGATGTTGCCACGAGATCAGCCGGGTTAAGGCAAGGCAACTTCTCAATCGGAGTCCTTGGCTCTGTCTCCTGCACCGGTTTCATCCGTCTTCTTCTGATAGACTCTATAAGTCACCTGAGGTCATGCGTCGTAATCGTGAGGTCTTGCTGGATAATGTGATGAGGAGGCGGCAGGTGAGATGATATATTCCATGAATGTGACTGACATAGGGATGCTGGTGAAATACAAGAGGGCGAATTGGACGGACCGGGCTATCGCAGCGAAGCTAGGCGTCTCGGTGGAAGAGGTGGCTCGGCGATGGAGGGAGATCCTTGACAGGGCATCCCAGATGAGTTCCTCCGGTTATGACCAGCTCAATATTCAGTATCAGATTCTCTGTCAGCAATACCAGCTTCTAGGTGAGTCACTCAAGATCATCGCCGCGGCGATTGGTAATGGGGCCGAGCCTTCTGATATCCGTCCATTGATCACTCCTGATCCGGAGGAGACTATCAAGAATCTGATGTCCAAACTCATCGTTCTCAGGCCCTTCACTCCAATGGATCCGGCTGAATCTCTCAAGGCCACCGAGAAGAGGACCTGCGAAGGGAATTAAACCACTCCTCTCAGAAAAGATTCAGCTATTTTCTTCTTTACGGATCTGTTCTCTTCTAGTAAATCTCTGAATGTGATAGAGTAAACCGTGTAGAATACGATGAAAACCATGTCTAGGTTGGTCAGGAACGAAGGAGCCCAGAGGTATTCCCTTCTTACCTGCAACTTCCTCCCGACGAGTTGTCGTGTTGATCAGCTGGAAGGGAAAGACTATACGGTGGTTCCCATGGTGCTTCTGACCGAGGGGGTTCATACAGGGTCCTTGGGACCACTTTACTACCCCCCCGAAGAGCTTTCCAAGACCCCAGTTGTCTGGAACCACAAGCCCATCGTAGTGTATCACCCCACAATGAATGGTGAAGGGGTCTCTGCTTGCGATCCTGTCATCCTCAATAACCGTAAAGTCGGACTGATGATGAACACCCGCTGGGAGAAGGGACGCCTCAGGTCGGAAGCCTGGATTGACCGCGGTCGCGCCAATACCGTTGATGAGCGGATCATGACCGCGGTCGAAGCCAAGGAGATGATGGAGCTCTCCACGGGCATCTTCATCGACGTTGACGACACCGAGGGAACCTGGCGGGGTGAGGAATACACTGGTGTCGCTCGCAATTACCGCCCCGACCATCTGGCCCTCTTACCTGACCAGATCGGCGCCTGTTCCCTCGCCGACGGGGCGGGACTCCTTCGCAATCAATCAGCCGACCTGATGGCCAAGGCCAAAAAGATGATGAAGACGGCCCAGGACAATGGCGATGAGGAGATGCGCAAGAAGGCCAAACAGATGATGGATGAGGCCAAGGCGATGGTAACGAAGAACGAGATGTCCATGTCCAACATCAACTCGGCTCTGTGCGAGGCCTTGCGGACCAAGTTCAATGTTGACCCAGCCGTCCCCTCCACGGGCTATTTATGGGTCATGGACGTTTACTCCAATTTCGTCATCTATGAATTTCAGAACAAGCTTTGGCGTCTGGGTTACACGGCGGCTGATACGGGTGTCACGTTGAGTGACGAGACTCCCGTGGAGGTGCGCCGGGTTACGGAATACCGAACGGTGACTGGCGCCTTCGTAGGAAACCGAAACATCAAATCACAATTCAATATGAACAAACAGAAGATCGTGGCCATCCTGATGGCCCATGCCGTCACCACCGTGGCAGGGATTGCCCTAGCGGCCAATATGACGGAAGAACAGATGAAGCCCCTCACGGATGAGGCTCTGGAGGGGGCTCTGAACGAAGCCCTCAACAAACCCGCCGCCCCGCCGGCTCCGGTTGCCAACGCGGTCGCTCCGGAGAAAGAGAAAGGGGAGGAGGGAACCAAGGTGGTGAACCTGGCTGATTACATCGCCGCCGCCCCCAAGGAGATTCAGGATGTTCTCCGCAACAGCATGACCGTTTATGATGAGGAGAAGGTCCGGCTCATCGAGACGATCACCGCCAACAAGAACAACATCTTCACCAAGGAAGATCTGAGTGCCCGTCCCTTGAACGAGCTGCGGGCCCTGTCGCGCCTGGCGGGCGGCAAGGTGACCACGACGGCTAACTATGCCGGCCAGGCTCCAGTGCCGGCGGGGAATGCGGAGGCCGAAGAGGCCCTGGAGATCCCCGTGCTCAACTTTGCTACCAAGTAAGAACTTTATCTCTTACCCGAGAATACACCACCCACATCATTAACCAGAGAAGAAAGAAAACCATATGTCTACCACAGTAGGAAGTAACACCCCCAAGAGGATTCACCTCCGGGGCGACCCGCAGTTTGAGGAGGCGCTGGCGGGCGGGGCTATCACCCCAGGAATGCTCCTCGCCCGTGAGGCTGACGGTGACGTGATTGTTCACGCGACCGCCGGAGGTTGGACCGAGAAGGCCTTCGCCACCGAGGATGCCCTCCAGGGCAAGACGGTTGACGACGCCTATGCCTCCGGTGCTCGAGTCTCCTTCGTGATCTGCAAACCCGGCGATATCGTCTATGCCTGGTTATCCGGTGGTGAGAATGCCGATCAGTCGGAGTTCCTCACCAGTAACGGTGACGGCACTCTGAAGGTCGCCAGTTCGACGGACATCCGCATCGCGACCCCCCTCGAGAACGTCGACGCTAGCGATAGCGCCAACGTTGACGAAAGAATCAAGGTCCGTATCTTGTAAAAAAAAACGCGACCTGTAGCAACCAACATCATTAACCAGAGAAGAAAGAACACAATATGGACCTCATCCTCAACGGACAAGCCCAAGGGGCCGTCGCGACAACCCTTTTGAATAATGGGTTCAACGTCGCGGCCCTGAGGCCGTGGGTCGGCAAAGATGGCCGCACCTACATCAACCAGAACCAGGGAGGCAAGCCCGTTGCCACACCCACCATGAACGCCACCGCCACTCTCCGCAAGGAAGAGTGGAAGATCCTCGACGAGGCGGTGGTGGTGGCCGCCAAAGAGCGTCTCCGCGTGGTGGCCGACCTCCGCGGTGCGGGACTCACCTTCAACATTCCCAATGGAATGGGGAAGACAGTCCTGGAGACGGAGAGTCAGAGTGACATTACCGGTGCCATCATCAGCATGGATCCGGCACGCCAATCTGAAGGCGATCGACCTGAGTATGACCTGGTGGGCTTGCCCCTCCCAGTCATTCACAAGGATTTCTATTTCAATGCTCGCCAGGTGGCGACATCACGGAACGCCGGATCTCCACTTGATACCACGATGGCCCAGTTGGCCGCTCGTCGGGTGTCAGAGGAGGCGGAAAAACTCACGATTGGTACCACGGGCTCCTTCACTTATGGGGGTGGTACCATCTATGGGATGACAAACTTCCCCAGTCGGATCACCTCGGTGGACATTACGGGCCCAGATGAGAGTCCGTGGACTCCGGCCTTGATGGTGCAGCAGATCCTTGCCATGCGCCAGGCGAGCGAGAACAAGAAGCACTATGGGCCCTGGAAGCTCTACAACTCGCCCGGTTGGGATCAGTACCTGGACGACGACTACTCCTCGGCTAAGGGTGACAACACCCTGCGCCAGCGCCTGCTCGCGATCAACGGTATCCAGGCGGTCACGACCCTGGACCACATGACGGACTTCCAGCTGGTGCTGGTCCAACAGACTAGCGATGTCATTCGCATGGTGATCGGCATGGATATCACCACGGTGCAATGGGAGACGATGGGCGGCATGCGTCTCAACTTCAAGGTGATGGCGATTCTCGTCCCTCAGCTCAGGGCCGATTACAACGGCAACACGGGCATCGTCCACGGTGCGGCCTAAGCCATTCGATTCGTTTGACGGTTTGACGGCGAGACTTAGAAACTTATGGCAAATAAATTCAGAGTGTTGAAGGGGGTTCACATCCAGGATGGTCGTGAATATAAGGAGGGAGAAATCGTGACGAGCGAGCGCAGTCTCTCATCTCTATTTGCGGGGAAGTTTGCTCCTGTTGGCCCTGCTCCTGCTCCCGTCCCCTCGGCACTCTCCGTGGCGCCCCACACCACCGCGGTAGAGGCCGGTTCCACACCGCCGCTGGCTATCCCACCTCCTCCTGCGGTGAAGCCAGCGGCGGCATCTAAACGCCGCCGGGGTGTTAAGTGGGACGAGTGATGGAATCCCCGTGCGCACCACCTCTGTCTTGGTCGGTGGGATCATCGAGGTCGATCCCAGCATTGACCTGACCCCGTTCATCACCATTGCCAATGCACTGGTGACCGAAGTATGCGATGATTCTTCCTACACTGAGGAGAGACTGGAACTGATTGAGCGGTGGTTGGCCGCTCATTTTTATACCAACCGAGATCCCCGTTCGGTCAGCGAGAGAGCCGGTTCGGTGGCGGTCACCTATCAGAGTGCGGTAACCTTTAATCTGGCCACATCTCACTACGGTCAAACCGCGATGCTCTTGGATACGTCAGGGGGTCTGGCCCTTCTCAATAAAGCCTCAGCGAAGAGGACAGTCTCAGTGACCTGGTTAGGGACGCCTCAGGAGGAGACGTAAGATGGAACTCTGGACCCCCACACGCGAATGGGAGGGAGGATCAGCTTACCTCATCGGCGGAGGTCCCTCCCTTAAGGACTTCGACTTTTCTCTATTGATTGGGAAGAATGTCATTGGCTGTAATGACGCTTGGCATCTCGGTGCTCACATTGTAAGCATCTGCCTCTTCGGTGATCCTAGTTGGTGGCATCGGAATAAGTGGAAACTGAAGGACTTCAAGGGGCGGCTGGTAACCAATGCTCCTGGGGTTCTTCCATTCGAGATTCCTAATCTCCTGAAGATGAATCGACTTCGTGATGGAATCCACAATGGTTCCACGCTGGGATGGAATTATTCGACCGGAGCGGCGGCGATTAACCTTGCCATCAGCTTGGGAGCCACCCAGGTGTTCCTGCTGGGTTACGACCTAGGAAATCGTGTCAATGTCTCCCATTGGCATACCCATAGCCCCACGACCACCATCCAGGAATATGCCTTCCAGCGATTCCTCCGTGGCTTCTATTGTGTGAAGCGAAGCCTTCCTCCCTCCGTTCAGGTCTTCAATGTCACGGATGGCTCATCGCGGTTGGATTGTTTCGACAAAATCTCTTTTGAGCACTTCAGAGAACTTCTTACCTCAGCCGCGGAGGTTGCCGCATGAGTATCATCAAGAAGATGCGGAAGCAGAAGGCCGTCTGGTGGGCTCGATCTTCCAAGGACCGCTTCGGCCGCTGGACCTTTGATTTACCAGTCGAGATAGATTGTCGTTGGGAAGATACGATTCAAGAATATCTTGATGCCCAGGGAGAGAAGCATGTCTCCAAAGCGACGGTCTATATGGACCGGTTGGTGAGCGTGGGTGATAGATTGAGGCGGGGAGAATTAGTCTTCGATGTGCTAGAAGATCCGATGCAGATGACGGATTCTTATGAGGTGGCTTCCTTCCAACAAATGCCCAATTTTAGGGCGACTGAGAATCTCTTGATAGCTCTACTGACATAACTCAAATAACTCAAGATGAAAGGATAAACATATGGCTGGAATATCTGATGCGGCAGCTCTACTGATGATTGATTGGCTCACGGCAACTGGAACCCCAACACGGCCCACGGCCTTCTACCTAGCTCTCTTCACCACCAACCCCAACTTTCAAACAGGGGCGGGTGGGACGGAGGCGAGTGGGGGTAGTTATGCCCGTATCGCCCTGACTATGGAGACGGCGGCGACTCGGGCAACTCAAAACAGCTCAGGTCCCCATGAGTTTGTGGTGGGCACTAACCTAGCGGCGGGCACCTACACTGGGTTTGGGATCTATTCACTCTCCGCGGCTGGGGTCTTCTTAGGTGGGGCCACCTTCAGCGCCAGCCGGACGGTTTCGGTGTCAGGTGATAAGATCGCGTTCGCGGTTGGGGCGATTGACTTCACCCTGCCCAATTCCTAAGACGTGGCCACGCGGATCTACTTCCCTTCGAGCGGCGCCGCTCCCGTGACGCCCTCGGGGTGGTTGTTCACTTCGCAGATCGCCGCCCCAGTCACATTCAAGGCGGTTATAGCGAAGATTTCTAGTGCTCTGACCAATGTCAATGGAGCCACTTCGACTACCAATCCTATCCTGCGTGGGATGGGAAGGTGGGTGATTGGACCTCTGGCAAACGTGCAGATCAGTGGCACGATCAAGGGACAGTTTCGTTGCACTGAGAACAATGCGGGTGCCTCGGCTACTCTGGCGGTAGCTATCAAGATCATTCAACCTGGTGGGGCCGATCGTGCCACGTTGCTCTCCCCTGTCGCTTCAGATGCGGCCACGACAGTTCCTCCGGAGATGCTCACCGGCACCACACCTGAATCTGGTGCGGCCAATCGCTCCTTTAACGACACGGCGGAGAGCGCGAGCATCACGCTGACGAACCAGACCCCCACGGCCGGAGATTATTTGGTGATTGAGGTCGGTTTCCGATCCGCAACGGGCACCTCGCGGACAATTTATCTACGGTATGGTGATAACGGGGCAAATGACCTACCCGAGAATCAGACTGGTACGAATGACTATGTTCCTTGGATTGAATTTAGTCAGACCCTCTCCTGGCAGACCACTACTTATAATGAGAGCGGAACGCTGACGAGCATCCCAGGGCTGATTGGATCTGATAAGGTGGTTCTGGTTGGGGGTGGTGCCGTCAGTGGTATCCCTTCGGAGACCGCGGCTGAACTCATTTCGCTGTTAGCCGCCGGGATCGTCTCGTCGCTCCCTAGTCTGACCTCGCAGGACCTAATTGCATTTCAGGAATCAGGTCTTCTTAATTCTGTTCCAGTATTGACCGGAATTGAAGAACTCATACCTAGCAGTCAGACCTATAACGAGAGCGGAACTCTTTCTGTCATTCCTTCCCTTGCGGGAGACAGTGTCCTGGTATTTCTTGGGGCAGATACCTTGTCAGGTGTTCCGTCTGTGGTCGGGGTTGAGTTGCTCTCATTGATTGCTTCTGGTGTTCTAACCACCATCCCTTCCCTTACTGGAACAGAGACAACAAGTCTATTTGAAGGGGGAGGAATGTCTGCCATTCCAACCTTGACAGGAATGGGCTACCTTGTCTTGGGTGAGTCAGGGACGTTTCTCATTGTGCCTTCCTTGACTGAAGGGAATGCTCTTGTCCTGGTTGGATCGGGGACGCTCTTCTCTATTCCATCCCTTACTGGAGTGGAAACCTTTGTGGGTCTTCAAACCTTTGACGAAGGAGGAGAACTGACCGGTATTCTGACCTTGGTGGGGGTGGACATTGTTGCTTTGGTTGGATCAGGAGCAATCTCATCTGTTCCGTCTCTGGTTGGTGACGATGTTCTTTTCTTGATCGCCTCTGGCCTATTGAGTACCATTCCCAATCTCGTCGGAACGGAGACTTTCAGTGGAGGGGCTCTTACATATGACGAGGGAGGGGTTCTTCTTTCCCTCAGCAGTCTATCCGGTTCTACTCTGGTGACTTTATCGGCTAGTGGTGTTCTATCGTCCGTCCCTTCTTTGGTCTGGATCAGTCGAGGGGGGACATTGATGACGATACGTCTGACTGATCCAACATCAACGCAATCCCGTCTAGGGCGGACCTCTATTCAATCTAGCCTCTCAGGTGGTCGCCTTGAAGGGAATGGTATCTTACAAATACAATGAACCGAATCTTTCTCAAATCAGGTGATATCGGTATTCGATTGACTGATACCCTTCTTAAAGACGGGGTCCCAATGGACTTGACAGGGGCAACGGTTAAGTTCATCATGAAAGGAAGGACGGGAGCGGCTTTCGTGGATGATGCCCTATTCGAGGAATCAGGGCAAGGACCGGGAGAGGTGGCCTATGAGATTGGTATTGGTTTCCCTACCACTTCTGGTGTCTACCAACAGGAGTGGGAGGTCACCTTAGCTGGATCAGTGTTGACTTTCCCTTCTGATAGCTATAATGAGATCCAGATCCTAGATGATCTAAACTGATATGGCGATCATCAATGCAATAGAAGGGGTTCGGGAGGTCCTGACAAAATTGAGGCTCAGGAATGAACGGCTCGCGAAGGGGTGTAATCGCGGTTTGCGGGTGGCGGGTCTGGCCCTCCAGAGGGAAAGTCAGAAGATGGTTCCGGTAAACTTTGGGGTCTTGAAGGCCTCAGCTTTCACTCGGGCGAACGGAGAGGGGTTCAAGACTGAGGTGGATGTGGGCTATACGGCGCTCTATGCCATCTACGTGCATGAGGCGGTCGGCATGAAGCTGAAGGGTCTTCCCCGGCCCAAGGGTCGAGGGAAGTATTGGGATCCCCAGGGCCGGGCCCAGGCCAAGTTCTTGGAGGAACCCGCTCGTCGCCTTGGTCCTAAGCTGGTGGGGATTATCAAGACCAACATGATGATCACATGAGATCTCCAGCCGACATCATTGCCCACCTTCTCGTCAATCTAGGCCTTTGCACATTGGAAGATGAATGGCCAATCTCGGTGGCTATCTTGCCCGATACGCCAGACGAAGCCGTCTGTGCATATGACACCGGCGGAAGGATGGACGGGCGCATCCTACGGACGGGAGAGCAGATAGTCCATCCTGGTATCCAGATCCGTGTCCGAGGTAAGGACTACCTTGCTTCTTATGCGAAGATTCGAGCCATTGCCCTCTTGCTGGATCTTCAGAATGACATTCTTGTTGCGTTTTCTGATGAGGAGGTCTACGTTATCCAGAATGTGTCACGAACGGGAGATATTCTTCCGTTGGGCATAGAAGATATTGACGGTAGACGGTGTCACAATTTCACGATGAATGCGGTCTTGACATTGAGGGAAGAGGAGGCGATAACCCCTCCAGGGGCACCGTCCCTGACGGTGGATTCCTCGATCTTGACGGGAGACTCTAACCTAGTAACCGTGGACCACACATGAGCATTGAGAATATCAACGTAGGGACCGCTGCAAATGATGGGACAGGGGACCCTCTCAGGGAAGCCTTCCAAAAGGTCAACGCGAACTCCGCTTGGCTAACGGGGAAGGTAGGCACAGATGACCAAGCGATTGTTCTAGGAGGGAACATTGGCAAACGATTCCTCAACTTGGTTGCCTCCAATGAGGTCTGGGAGGATATTCGGTTTCCTGTCGAAACGCTCAATCCGGCGGGCATTGGTACCGCGGGGGTTCTGGTAACCAACAGTGGCCAGAGTGGGACAGATATGGCGCTTTCGCTCACCACCAACAATACACTCTACATCATAGCCGAGCTACCTCGCACGTGGCTACCTGGGACTATCATTCACCCGCACATTCACGTTCAGCCACAGCTTAACATTCTCAATACCATCCTGTGGGATGGTTGGTATTCCGTCGCGGATGAGGGTGGCCTCTTCCCAGTCGCAACACAGATGACTCAGTTCGGCACAGACATCCCTGTGGGAAGTCAATGGAAGAACCTCACCCTGTCGCTGCCTTCAGGAGGAATTGACCTAGTTGGGACTGCTGGACTGTCAACTACCATCCGATTCAAGTATCAGGTGGCCGCCTCTAGCAACCCGTTCCACCTCCTCAGTTTTGATATTGACTTTCGATACGGAGGATCCCCCATCCCCTACACTCCCATCTAACATAACCACACAGAAAGACCAGATCATATGCCTAGTAATGTAAGACTCGATGACGGCTTCTCGACGATTATCACCCTGGCGAACATCCCCACGGTGAAATTGTATGAGAAGGAAATCACCCCTCCTGGTATCAGTGCGGGCGGCCCTATTGATACCACCACCATGCGGAATGTCACTTGGCGAACGATGTCGCCGAGGGCACTGAAATCCCTCACCCCTGTCAGTGTGACAGTGGCCTTCGCGACGGAAGCGATTCCTGTCGTGCAGAGCCAGGTTGGGATCAACCAGTTGATCACGGTGACCTTCCCCGACCAATCGACACTCGTCTTTTGGGGGTGGTTGGAGGAATTCACTATCGGTGCGATGACCGAAGGCGAACAACCCACCGCCACACTCAACATCCAACCTGGCAACGTGGATGATAGCGGCGCCGAGGTGGCTCCAATCTACACTGCCCCGGCTGAATCCTCGGCGGTCTAAACCTTACCCAGTATGAGCGAACTCACATTCAACCTCAAAACCACGGTTCGTCCTGTCGTCCTTGAGGACGCCGAAGGCAAACAAGTCAAGATGGCGCTTCACGAGATGAGCGCCGCGGTCCGGGATAGGTATCTCGACAGTCTGACCGGGAGGATGCGGTTGGATCCATCAGGTCAGATCGCTGGAGTCAAGAAATTTGAGGGTCTCCAGAGCGGGCTTCTAGTCTGTTGTCTGAAGAAAGAGGATGGTACCCTGGTTACCGAGAAAGAGGTGCAGGAATGGCCAGCCTCGGTGGTGACACAACTCTTCCAGGCGGCCCAGGAACTCAACAAACTGGTTCGCACTCCCGGAGACTCGGAAAAAAACGGTTGACGGGTGAGAGGCTCATTTGGTATAGGGTGGCCTCCCACCTTCACCTTCCAGTTGACGAACTGAAGGAGAGAATTACCTATACCGAGTTTCTTGAGTGGATTGAATACTTGGGCTGGGATGAGCGCCGCCAGACGAAGCTGGACTTCTACCTGGCACAGATTGCCACCGAGGTTCGCCGGAGTCTTGTTAAGCACCCCAACTCGGTCAAGGTCAAGGATTTCCTGCTCGGTCAGAAAGAGTCTCAAGATCGGACGGAGAAATCAAAGCGCGCCTGGACCAAGGCGCTGAATGTGGATATCGGAAAGAATTGACGTATGGCTATCGGAGACGCATTAGGTGGCGGGAGTCTAGGCACCCTCTTCGTTCGTCTCACTGCGGATTCCTCCAGATTGGTCAAAGGAATGAAGCAGGCGGAGCTCTCAGTTAGCTCAGGTTCCGCCGCCATGCTCAAGACAACGGCGTCCCTGGCTGCCGGGATGGCGGCGGCCTTCGGGGTCGTGGCCTTCGTTGCCATCAAGGAGTTCGTGAAGTTCGACAAAGCCATGACGGAGTCATTGGCCATCATGGGGGACCTGTCAGAGGGGACCAAGAAGAGCATGGCCGAACTGGCCCGCTCCATGTCTGGGGAGACCATTCAATCTGCTGAGGAGTTGGCTAAGGCTTATTTCTTCCTGGCCTCGGCCGGTCTGGATGCCGAACAATCGATGAAGGCCCTACCGGCGGTAGCCAAGTTTGCCACCGCAGGCATGTTCGATCTCTCGACCGCCACTACCCTGTTGGCCGACGCCCAATCGGCTCTGGGGCTGAGATCAAAGGATGCGACGGAGAACCTGAAGAATATGACTCGGGTCTCCGACGTCTTAAGCAAGGCGAACGTCCTCGCCAATGCTGATATTCGACAATTCAGTGAGGCTCTGACCAACAAGGCGGCCGCGGCTTTGCGGTCGGTGAACAAAGATGTGGAGGAGGGAGTAGCGGTCTTAGCCACCTTTGCCGATCAGGGATTGAAAGGAGCCGCAGCAGGTGAGGCGCTGGCTATCGTCCTTCGTGATTTGCAGAGGGCCTCGATTGAGAACCGGGATATGTTTAACCAGATGGGGGTTTCCGTCTTTGATGCCCAGGGGAACATCAACAATCTGGCTGATGTCATGGGTTCGTTGGAGAAGGCGATGGCGGGGGCGACGGTTGAGGAGAGGAGAATGGCCTTCGCGATGATGGGGTTCCAAGACCGTTCTTTATCAGCCATCTTGGCCTTGATGGGGACCTCGCAAAGGATCCGTGAGTATGAGGCAGCCCTCCGCCAGGCGGGCGGGACGACGGAGGAGATCTCTTCCAAGAACCTCGCTAGTCTTTCCTCCCAGCTCACCATCACTAAGAATCTCTTCGAAGACCTTCTCATCACCATTGGTGAAGGTTTGGCCCCCACTCTCGTCAAGCTGAACGATGAGCTCAAAGAGATGGCCAAATCAGGGACAGCGGCTAATGAGTCTATCAAGGAAACGGCTAGCGTGTTGGGGACAGCCTTGGTCTATGCTGCTAAGGCGGTTCTGTTCGTCTTTGGAGGCATCCGTGACCTCCTGAAGGTGCTCCTCATGGGGTTCCTGAAGCTGATGGAGCAGACCCTCACCTTTCAAATTATCCTCCTAGACCTGGTCAAGCTGATAAGCAACCAGGTCATCCGGGTCGTGGTGGACGGTTTCAATTTCATGATCCAATCGGTCAACCAGGTGATTGATCTGCTCCCGGCCGCCATTCGCGATCGGTTGGGCTTGGCTCCGATGAAGAAGATCGCTAATGACTTCACCGTTCCTTTCGTTGATACCGTCAGGGAGAAGCTTCAAGGAATGTTGGAAACGGTCAAGGGAACCAATGATGAGTTATGGCAGGGATTAGTGAAGACCTCGGTAGGGGCGGCCGAGGCAATCAAGCCACCCACGACCGCCATCGTGAATACTTTGAAGGGAATAGGGACTGCCGCGGAGCAAGCGACCACTAAGGTGGGCAATGCCCTTAGCCAGGTCAAGAAGATGATTGACTCGGCCAAAGTAAATGAGCTCCTCAAAGCTCTGGGGTTGCCTGAGGGAGGTCTCCGCGGTCCCACCCCCACCGCTGCGGAACTCATGAAGGCCATCCAACCGGGACAAGGCGGGCAAATGGAAGCCGGCAAGGCCATCGAGATGCTCCAGCGAGCCGGTTTGCAGCAAGGGGGAGGTGGAACTGCTACTCAACTATTCGACCCATTCAGTCAACAGGCCCAGGCCGTTTCTAATGAGATCCAGATGAACCAAGACAAGCTGAAGATCTTGGAGGATCTGGGCAACCAGGAGGTTGAATTGACCGAAGAAGTTCAGAAGAGGAAAGCCGCGGCCATCGAGGCCTATAATGAACAGGTCAAGAAGCTCCAGATGGCACAGAACATGATCTTGATCCAAGCGGGTCAAGAGATGTTTGGGGCTCTGACTGCGGCGACGAAAGCCGCGGCCGGTGAACAATCCGCCATCTATAAGGTCATGTTTGCAGCCTCTAAGGCCTTCGCGATTGCGGAATCCATCATCAAGATTCAGCAGGGAGTCGCCGGCGCCTTGGCTCTACCCTTCCCCGCTAACCTGGTTGCGGTTGCTGCGGTGGTGGCGGCCGCTGCCAATATCGTCTCCACCATTCAATCTGTCCAGCTTGAGTTTGGAGGCGAGAAGGCCGAGGGAGGTCCAGTGTCTCCGGGTAAGGCCTTCTTGGTAGGGGAACGCGGACCAGAAATGTTCTCACCATCTCGGAGCGGTTCCATCATCTCCAATGACCAGTTGGATGGTGGCGGTACGAAGGTGATCATCAACAATTACACAGACGTTCAACCACAGGTTACTGAGAGGCAGGAAGGGGACCAGAAGGTAGTGGAGATTGTCCTCCGCCGATTGAGGAGTGAGATCAGTTCAGAGGTTCGCGATGGTCGTGGTGACATTCCCCGTTCCATGGAGCAGACCTGGGGTCTGAAGCGAGGGAAACAATGATCCTCCAAGTCGACAATACCTGGCCGGCGGCTCTGCCCCTCCCATCAATTAACTACTCAGGGAACCCGCGTAATGGCACGATAATGTCCCAGGATAAAGGAACGCTAATCGCGCGACGATCGCGGTTTGAGAGGTCCTATTCTGGACTGGCGGTTACCTGGGTGCTCACCTCGATTCAATTTGCCTCCTTCAAGACTTTCCTCCACACCAATCTGAATAATGGGGCCTCTCAGTGCAAGATCGAATTGCGGTTCCCCTACAATACCGAACTGACGGAGTGGGCCATGAGGATTGAAGACGGCTACTCCGCGACCCGTGCAGACGGTATCTGGACGGTGACGGCAAATCTAGACTTAGTCAACCCCATAATCTTCTGATCTATGTTAGGAGATAGCATCTACCACGAAGGGACACGAAAGGAAGAACCAAGGGAAACAAAACAGAGAAGGAATTGGTTCTTCTTTATGCAACGCAAGAAAGATCCTTCAGGATCGAGACCGTCCACTATGGCACACAATTCCAGAACCGATGATGCAGATGACTTCGACCGCCCCCGGAGGGAGAAAAGTCCAATCTGGTCGCAACTCATGGGGGGCATCTTGCTTGTCATATGCTCAACCTCTTTGGGCTACGGCTGGGCCCAGTCTACCACCACTCGAGAACTGGTGGTGTCTTTGGCTCGATTGTCTCTCTCCGTTGATCATATGAGAGAGCTTCAGCAGACGGATCGAAAGGCTCTAGATAATACAGATCTGCGAATCAGTCGTGATATCAGCGATATGCGAGCGGCGGCCACGGAGCATATGAAGGTCACGGTAAATCTCATCCAGAAGATGGTCGAGCAGAACCAGGAACTGATTGCCTATCTAAGGGCTCGTGTCGTGCCGACGAATGGCAAGCCTTGATAGGCGGCAGATTTATATTGCCCTTTTCAGCTTAGGTCGTAGAATGGGGATATGAGAAATAAATTGATGTCTTTTATCACCGGAACTCTTGCTCTCTTCTTGGGAGGCCTTATTGGTCTCTCAATCTTCGTGGGGTGTGCATCTCGACCTCCCACTCGGTTTGAGCAAGGATTGTTTAACATCGAGACCAACCAGATTCCTATCGTGGTCTTGAGGACGAACATCTTCGACGTCACCGTGGTGAGGACCAATGCCGTCACCGTAACAAATACCGTGGGCGTGGTGGAATGGCAGACTAACATCATCCCAGTTGTTGTCCAGCAAACGAACACGATGATCGTGACCAATACTCAGGAGGCCTACCTCTACCATCCGGGTGAGGGCGCGAAGAATATTCAAGAGGTTGGTACGACAGTGGGGAATCTATTTGGGGTAGGAGGGATGACTGGGACGGCGCTAGGGGCGCTCTTTTCCCTCTGGGGCTACTGGCGGAGCAAGAAGTCTCTTGTTACGGCAGGGAACATCGCCCAGACGGTGGAGACCATGCGTGAGTTTGTCAAGTCCCTTCCTAATGGTGCCACCTATGATAACGAGTTGGTGAATTGGATGCAGGCCCATCAGGCCGATGCGGGTGTCTTGAATCAAGTCATGACATTGTTGAAGACCCAGGTGAACAATCAAGATGCGAAGGTCGCCGCCCAGCAGGTGATGGATACGATCAACGCACTCAAGAACCTGGCTCCGACTCCACCACAGTCGTAAGGGCTACCTCTTCTGGATCGTCCTTCTTCGGGGGACGATCCAGAACCAACCAGAGTTCATATGTCTGCCTCTCAACTTACAATCTACTCATCTTCTGATGCCTCAGGACCTGGGCTTCTTGCAGGCCAGGCCAACGATCTGATCCGTGTCTTGCGAGCATGTCTGGTTGATGGATATTCGGGCAAATCCGCTGCGGGGTGGTCTGAGCCGGTTGCCGCTTCGGGAAATTGCGCCGGGTTCAAGGTGGGGGCCGGTGGAAGTGACTGTGTTGTCCACGTCAACGACAATGGTCCTAATGTCACGGCTACCTACAAGGAGGCTTGGATCACGGGATGGGAGGTCCTGACTGGAGTGGGCACGGTGGGGACCGGCAGCGGGCAGTTTCCTCTGCCGTCACAACTCTTGACCACAGGTCATGCGGTGGTGAGGAAATCGACCACGGCGGATGGGGTCGGTCGGGTTTGGAGGTTGGCCGCCGATTCTCACACTTTCTATATGTTCATCCTGACAGGGGATACCGCGAGCGTCTACTTCGCTTTCGTCTTCGGCGATATCTACGCCTTCTCGGATGATGATACCAAGCGATGTCTCCTCATAGGTCGGTACCAAGAGAATTCGAGTGCTGGTAACAGTGAAGGGTTTGGTCATGCCAACCTCTTAGCAGGACCAGGTGTGGGACACTATATGCCTCGATCTTGGGGTGGATCAGGATCTAGTATTTTGGTCAGCAAGGCCGGCAACGCTTCCTTCCACGAATATACCGCCGGCTCCCTAGCCTTCGGGTCTGGTGGAATCATTGGAGCCAATATGTCCGATAATTCCATTTGGATCACCCCCGTTTTGGTTCACCATGACAGTCAGCTCAGAGGGAGGATACGGGGGCTCTACCAGATTCTTCACACCCAAGCGAGCTTTGCTGATGGGCAAACATTTGAGGGTGGAGGTGATTTTGCGGGCAAGACCTTTACCGTGGTGAAGCCTTTCTTGACTACGATGGGTGGTGTCTATGGTACCGTGGCGATCGAGACGAGTGCCACGGTCGAAACCAATTAGAGGTCATGTCAACCTATTCCATCTATGAGGGACGGGTCCCGGTATCTAGCACCGCCTCTAACAATACATTAGGGGCAAGATTCTATTCTCGTGGTGATGGGGTAGCGACGGCTATCTCATTCTACAAACATGCAGCTCAGTCAAACTCGATCGCTCTGAAACTCTGGTCGGATGCGGGAGCTTTATTGGACAGCGCCACCCGAGGAGGGGATGGGAGTTCTGGATGGATGACGGTGGCCTTGGCTGGGGCCGTCGCGATCGTCAAGAATACCTACTATGTAGTATCGGCTTGGTTCCCCAGCCAATCTTGGTATTACACGGCAGGTGAGGCCGCTGGGAATTCCGTGACCAGTTCGATGATTGTCGCAAGTGACGGTTCTAGGTCCGGCGTCGGAGATGTTTTTCCGGCGACGCCCGCCTCCAATTATCACGCGGTAGATCTCCTCATGACCTCCGACCTTCCCCTGCCCACCTTTGATCATCACAGCACCACCACGCCTTGTGTCATTGGATTCATAAAAGGGATCTGCTTGGGGGGAATGAGCAATGTCTTCGGCGATGGTCGCGCTGACACTCGTCACCTGGCGCTGGGAATTCGCAAGGCGACGGATGAGGGCTACCCTACTCCGCCCTGCCTGGCCATTGACATCCCTAACATGTGGCGGTTCCGCTGGGGAGTTCTTACTGGAACGCGGTCCATCTCCATCTACACCAAACAGGTGAGCAGTGTGACGGGCTTGCGTCCCAAGATGGTGGTTAAGGCAAATCCATCCGTAGGTATCAATGTCGACGTCTCTGCGAGTGCGGGGTTAGGGACGGGCTGGATCAGGATCGGACCCATCACGATAAATCCCACTCAGGATGGGGCACTCTTTGTGGAGCTCTGGAACATGGATATTTACAACCTCAATAGCCCCGCCTACTTTGACCATCTGGTGGCCACATGAGTGCCTCCTCCGATTTCCAATCGTGGTTTGCGGGGGTCCCCTTCATTATTGTCGAAGGGGATCCTGATTTCAATACTTGGCTGGGAGCGGTCCCTTTGGTGGATATTGGCGAGGTGATTCCGGAACCAGAACCGCCGGCTCCCGTTTTTTACCCCACCTGGCCTTCTCTTGTTCCTCTGCCCTTGGTGAATCCTCAGATGGCGGGAGAGTTTGGGGGACAATCGACGTTGATGGAGAGCGGACGGAAACGAATCCGCCGCATTCTTACCGCGCCTACCGAGCGGCTAGAGGTGAACTGGAATTTCGCAGGGGATCAATACATTCTCTTCAAGGCCTTCTTTGATGGGACTCTGGCGAATGGATCCAGCCCCTTCCATATTGAGATCTTCGGGGAATCCAAATTGATGGCCTTCCTCGAATCCGACTATTCCTTTGACCATTCTGACAACCTCTTCACAGTCACCGCAAGTTTGGAATACATTGATTCCTCATAGCCATGCCCAACCCATCCTTGGAGACAGCCATCAAAGAGGCCTATGCCAGTTGTCCTACCAGCAAGGTGATTCTGGAGACGCTGGAGATTCGCCAGTCTGGGGTCCAGTCCACTCTTTATCTAGTCAAGGCCCGGCAAGGGATCACGGCCAAAGATGAAAATGGGGTGGACCGGACATTTACCCCTTGTGGTTTTCAAATCACCCTTCCCCCTGAAAATGAAGAGGGCTTTCGGAGTCTCAACGTCGCCATTGATAACATCGGCCGGGCGGTGAGTGATTTTGTGCAGGCGGCGATGTCCGAGAAGGTCCCGGTCGAGATGATTTACCGTCCCTACCTGAGCGATGATCTGACCGGCCCGCAGATGATCCCGCCCTTGGTTCTTTATTTGAAGGAGATTCAAGTCAACGTCACACAAGTGACTGGACGGGCAACCTTCATGGATGTGGTCAATAAGAAATTCCCATCTGACATCTATACGCGCCTTCGCTTTCCATCATTGGGATGAACCATTGGTCCACCAGGTATATTGGGATCCCCTACTGCCTCGGGGGCAGAGAAAGGGATGGGGTTGATTGCTGGGGATTAGTGCGTCTCATCTATCGGGAGGAAAGAGGAGTGCTCCTCCCTAGTTTGCCTGGGGTGGCTTCCAGTGATCTACTGGGTATCTCCCGCGAGATTGTGCGAGAGACCGCACGATTGTGGCAGGAGGTAGCTCGACCTAGCGAGATGTGCGCGGTGGCGATGAGCCAAGGACAGATCCCCCACCATGTTGGAGTCTGGACGGCGGCAGATGGGGGCAAGATCATCCATGCCTGGAAGGACCTCGCAACCATTGCTGATACGGTGAGGACTCTACGCTTGCGAGGGTTCCGAACCATCCATTTTTTCTCCTATGGCCTATATCATTGAGACGCCCAATGCCTTCCAACCGCTCGTGGGGATGAGGAAGCATTTTCATCCAGGCGGGATTTCGATTCGCGGTTGGTTGGAGGGGACCTATCCTGGCTTCATCGAATTCCCTAATCCCACCATCTGCTTGGTAAACGGTGAACCCGTCTTGAGGGAAGATTGGGATCAGGAGATCAAGAAGGACGACATCGTCAATTTCATCAATTTGGTGGGCGGTCCTTTGATCATTATCGTAGTGGTGCTCATCATCGCCATGGTCGCTTTGGCGCTGACCATGCAACCCCCCGCGACTCCTGGGACGACACCTTCATCAGATCCGGTTTTCTCTACCAAAGGCCAGACCAATGATATCCGTCTGGGTGAGCCCATCGAGGTGAACTACGGTCGCAATCGGATCTACCCATCGCTGGCGTCCTATCCCTTCTTCCGATACGTGGATAATGACCAGTTTCAATATTCTCTCTTCTGCATTGGTCAGGGTTTCTATGAGGTCCACGCAATTCAGGTGGGGGACACCGATATCAATACCTTCGCCGAGGTCACCTACGAACTCCTACAACCAGGAGAAGCATCCACCCTCTTCTGGTCCAACATTGAGACTTCGGTTGAGGTAGGCGGTCAGACCTTCTATGCAACGAACGATCCTGAATATGAGGCGCCGGGGTGGATTGGCCCGTTCGCAGTCTGCGGGCCGGATGAGACAGTCTCGGCGGTGGAGGTAGATTTGGTTTACCCCAAGGGGGTCTATCGGGTCAAGAAGAATGGCAGTCTGGCTATCATCACCGTGCGGGTCGAGTTTGAGAAACGTCTGATTGATGACGATGGAAATCCTTTGGGGGATTGGTCGTCGCTTATCACCTACTCTATGGCCGCCGCCACAACCACTCCCCAGCGGCGGACTTCTTATGTGGCGCTGTCTCCGGGGCGATATGAAGTCAGGGGAAGGAACCCTGACTTCCAGCCGATCAGCACTCGCTATGGTCGTGATGTGGCCTGGGAATCCATGAAGGGCTATTTGATTAGACCGACACCTGACTATGGGAATATCACGATGCTGGCGGTGAAGATCAGAGCCACCAACAATCTGAACGCTCGCACCCAAGAGCGGTTCAATGTCCTGGCCACTCGCAAATTGCCGGTCCGTGAGTCAGGGGGAACCTTCTCAGATCCGGTCGCGACCCGTTCGATCATCTGGGCTTTTGTAGATGTCTTCCGAAGCTTCTATGGTGGGTATATTCTCAGCGACACCTTCTTCGATTGGGAGACACTCGAGACACTTGATGCCCTTTACGAATCCCGCAATGAACATTTCGATTGGACCTTCCGTGACCCCATCACCGTATGGGAAGCGGCCAAGGTCATCGCGCGGGCGGGTCGCGCCATCCCTTTGCTAGCCGGATCGCTCATCACGATGCGGCGTGATGGTCCGTTGGAAGTCCCCGTTACTCTTTTCATGCCTGATAACATTGTGAGGGGAAGCTTCGAGTGGAGCATCAGCCTCTGGGAGCCCCTTGACTTTGATAGCCTGATGGTCGAATACAATGAGCCCGCTTCAGGTTACAAACAAGAGCAGGTCCTTTGCATTCTCCCAGGTGATTCCGGTGATATACCTAAGGACCTCAGGATTCCAGGGATTCAAGATCGGGATCATGCTTACCACGAGGGCCTCTACACCCTGGCGAGTGAGAGATACCTGAGAGAGAACATCGCCTTCGAGACAGGGCTGGAGGGGTTCATCCCCAGTTATGGGGACTTGGTAGCCATTTCACATGACGTCCCTCGCTGGGGTCAATCCGGTTACATTCTGGGAGTGGAAGAAGAGAGCAGCGGTACCTGCCACCTCCATGTATCAGAGCCTTTGGATTTTAGTGAGAGCGGCGACCATCAGATTCTGCTCAGGAAGAAGGATGGGAGCATCATCGGTCCATTCACCGCGCAAGAGAACAGTGACCCAAAGATCGTCACGATCGAGCCTATCGAGGAGATTGACTTCTTGCTTGGAGGGACGACTGAGCCCATGCTTTTCTTGTTCGGGGTGATTGGAGAAATCACCAAATATGGTCGAGTGGTGAAACTAGAACCCCAAGGGGGTGAGCGAGTCAAGATCACGCTGGTGAATGAGGCGCCTATTATTCATACCTTTGACGAGCTTATCGCCCCTCCTTTCACGGCCGGTCCACAGCCTCCTGTGGTACCAGACTTGCCAATCATCACCCGCCTCACTCTCACCCAGGTTGACGATAGTGTCCTGCAAGTGCTGGCCAGCTGGAACCCTGCCTTTGGCGCCCAATTCTACATCATCCAGACCTCCACTGATGGGGTGAACTGGCAATTCCGCGCCGACACGGTTCGCACCTCCCTTCAGTTTCAGGTGACGGTAGGATTGCTCTACGTTCGAGTCGCGGCGGTGAACAATGGTCAGGGGCCTTGGATCCAAGGCACCATTGACGTGGGCCGGATCTTCGGGTTGGTGATTTTCATGCCTTGGAATGCCGACTTGGAGAGCGGTGGAGGGAATGATTTAGAATGGGGGATTCGTTGGTGGTCCAACCCGTTGTGCGACGCCTACCGAATTCGCGTTTATGACAACGCCCAATCCGCCCCCATCCTCAAACGTGAGGTCATCCAGACAGGCGTAGAGTTCATTTATTCCTTCGACTCCCTTGAGGAGATGGCAATAGACGACGACAATTTGAATCGCCTGATGTTAGTTGAGGTGGATGGTATGTCGCGCGACAGCGACACCGATATTCTGGAGGCTGACAATTTCCCCCGCACACTGGAATTGAGCAATGTCCTTCCTCTGCCACCCGCGGATTCGTCTATCTCCTGGGAATTCGTCTCCTACGACGAGGATGCCAGTGCGGGACCTACCTTCTACTTTCGCATCTATTGGGCGGACGGGCTAGAAGCTGATCTTTATCGTGGCGTGGTCTGGCTGTCGCTTGATGCTAGTTTTGATCCGACGCTGGAGCCGTCATCTTACTCATTCGTCTCGTCCACGGTGGGCTCCACCCCGCAGCAGGGGGTGGTAGGGATTGTTCTCACTCCTGATCACGTCTTTCCTGACACTTACCTCTGGGTGGGGTTGGGAGACATTTGGGGACCTGAGGGGGCCCCAGGGAGTCAGTTCGTCATTACTCTTGATTGGATTTTGGAACCCGGCACCTGGACTGATCTAAATCGGTGGATAGACCAGGAGACGTGGAAGGACGCATGAACCTAAAAACTGGAGAGATTTATGATACCTATTGCCAACAATGAAGTCGGTTCGTCAGTGAGAGCGAAATTGAACACCATCATCTCACTGGTGACAGAAGCGATGGTGGTAAAGACGGCGGATGAGACGCGAAACATCTACCAGGTCGAGGATTACGACTTGTTGGTAGCAGTGGAGGCGGGGCAGAGCTACCTGATTGAACTGAGCATTGTCTATAACCAGGCTGGGGCGGGTGACAATCCCAGCATCACATGGATCCTCCCCAATGTCGATAGCGCGGAATGGTTCGTTGAGCATATCGGAGGGGGTGCCGCTCCTGAAATTGCCTACCACATAGGGGCATTATTGCCTACTGAGGTTCCCACTACCCAAGTCGGTATCAATGTCTTCAAAGGCTGGCTGCGGTTATCTCCTTCGGAAGACGGTTACGTCATTCTGGTATGGGGAAAGACAGGGGCGGGTGGAGCTCCTACGGTTAAGGCGGGAAGCTGGATCCACCTGATTCCGTCTACCTACGCGCAGAGTTAAGATAGGTCAATCACCTTCCCAGTTGTCAGGTTGGGATTGTGGGTCACCTGCACGATCTGGATATTCATGTCAGTCGAGAGTTGTTCTAGCATCTGGCGGACGTTCTCTTGGTATTGCATTGAGACAAACCTGAATGGCTCGTCGAGGACCACCACTCGTGATAAGCGGGGACGATAGAGCACGAGACAGGCAACTCTCAAGGCAAAGGCGGCCACGTCTACTACACCACCCCCGCTGGCCGTGAGTGGATCTACCTCCAAATCTCGGCGAAGAAACCGCAAGGTTGCCTCGGTCCGCCCCCGTTTCCTCTCGAACACGATCTTGAAGGCATAGGGATCGTCAAAGACAGTAGATAGACAGGAAGAGACCACCCCCGATATCTTCTGGTGGGCTTGTTGTTGGACGGCTTGGGCCAGGTGCTGAAGGATCTCCTGAGCGTCCACCGTGTGTTCTAAGGCTGTGGTGGTCTTTTTCAGCTCAACCTCCTCGCGCTTGATCATATCTTTGAGGAGATTGATCTTGGAATGAAGGGCGAGGACTTCCTTCTCTTCCTGGAGGAGGTTCATGACCCCGACCCCGACCTTGACCATGACCATGACCCTGACCTTGACCATGACCATAACCCTGACCTTGACCTTGACCCCGACCTTGACCTTGACCCCGACCTTGACCTTGACCATGACCCCGACCTTGCCTCCGACCTTGACCTTGACCTTGACCATGACCCCGACCTTGACCTTGACCTTGACCATGACCCCGACCTTGACCATCCCGTAGATAGGAGGGTAGGATTCATTTCTGTGAGGTGGGGATGATGGGGATCTGGACGGCGTCAATTATGCTACCCCTTCCCACAATCACTTTTGATCCTTCAGGGAATCTCTCGACTTCGTTGAAGTCCCCAGACACCAAGGCTTGAGTAAGTCTTCCATCATCTGCAATCCACGCCGCATTTTCAAGGACCAACTCGTAAGGGGTGACTTGGACCAACCTCCCTGTATGGTGGTGAGTCACCGTGCGGAGGAAATAATTCTTCCCTATGACGTATGGGCTCTTCGTGTTCTTTGTGTTCTTCATATATTTGTTATCTTCTTCACTCTGTCTTCCACTTCTCCTTGTAATCTGTGAGGGTCTTCTGAAACTTCTCGGCGGCCTTATCCCGTCCCGCCTTTAGCTCTGCCAGATGGGTTTGAGCCTCCTTCAGATTCCCGCAATTGAAATCCTTTTTCAACTGACTCATCAATTGTTCCAGGGCGCCGTGAGCTCGCTCGGAGGAGGTTTTGGCCTCCTCGACCTCTCGCTTGAGGCGGTGATAGGTCTCTTCGTTGATTGTCTCGTTCATACCTCTGTGGGTTTCTTATCTAGCATCTGCCATATTATCTCTTTCGTCGCCTCTTCAATGTCGTCGCCTCGAAGGTGGTTCTTGACGGCCTCTCTGAAGTCCAGTCCGTGCTCACCCAACCCCTCCAGCCCTTTAATGAATGCTCTCATGTCAAGAGGAGTCTCGCCGCGTTCCTTTGTCTCCTCGTGGAAGGTATCAATGGTCGTGTCCAGTCGTCTCCGCTTCACCGTGCCGTTGTCATAGACAATGCCGACGCAAGGTTCGCGGTTGATCTCATCAGACTTGCGACGAATGAAGCCGCCGGGGTTGAGAATGTTACACTCGCCCGCCCGCGTGACGAAGCTGAAATGGTTGTCACCGAAGATGGCGATTTGGTAACCTCTGAGTTCTTTCTTGAAGGTGGAGGCTTCTGATTCGATGGGCGCACCAAGATACCTCTTCTCCCCCTCCCAGCAATAGCGGTGAATGAGAGCGATGTGCAGGAGTGAGGAGAGTTCTATCGGAGGGGTGATTTCCTGACCCCAACCAAAGCCATGGATGATAAACCCTCCCATGTTTCCTGTCTTCTGTCTGGAGACATCTCTGATTTTCTCTGCCTCCATCAAGACGCCGTATCCAGAACGGTTGACTTGGTCAATCCGATGGTTGGGGAGATCGTGTTGCCCAGGAACACTAATCATTCCGTCTGGTAGATGGACCAATGCGAAGTGGATCAGTTCTGGGGGAGGATTCCAGCGGTCGAAGATATCGCCTGAGCACAAGACAGGGAGGTCTTCGGCGATGTCTTTGACCTGCTGGAGGTAGTGAGCCTGCACCGCCAGCCAATCCTTGTCGGCGCGACAAGCGGGAGCCATGAGCGATAGATGGAGGTCGGAGATAGCTATGGCAATAATTTCTGGCATAACGGACATCGTTTTCCTTGGGTGGCTTGGTCGAACCTAGTCTGGGCTCCCTTCACCGCGCCCATGCCAGACTGGATCTTTCGAGTGATCCCCTCGGCCTTCGAGACGATATTGTCGAGGGCATCAATTTTGTTCTCAGATCCTCGCCACTCTTCGAAGGTATCCTCGACGGATTTGAAATCGGGAGGAGGAGTAGATGCGGCCTGGTTGGTTTTGATTTGGTCAATCAACCTGGAGAGCTGTCCATACCAAACAGAATGCTTGACAGCTTCACCACAAGCGGTCGCGGCAGCCTGGGCACTGGCCCACCTTTCCTCGTGGGTCCGTGCTTGATCATGACCCGTCCTGATTCTTTCGATGGTTTGTGCCAGTCGATCGCAATTTTCATCTGCTTTGACAAATGCCTTTTGGCAATCCCTAAGAGCCTGGAACTGGACCACCCGGTTCTCTTGACTCTTGATCAAGTTAAACTCTTCTCTGAGTTCGGCAAGCCTTTCGTTTGAAATTGTTTTCCTCTCCGTAGCTTGCCGGACCTCGGCCGCGATGCTAGACAACACTTGGTCAATCACGCTCAGGTCCACCACCGCGTTGAGTCGGCGCGATACCTCGCCGGCCGTCTCACTGAACCAGAAGGGATTATCATGCTGTCCCTGAAAGTTGATCTCGGACAAGGCGAGGGCTTTGGCGATATCGCTAGGCACTGTCTGAGCGAAGGACCGGTATTCCCTATCGTCCAATTTGTAGGTGTTATGGCCTGAGGAGGTCGTGCCCTTGGAGCGAATGATCTGGTGATCCCCCTCGATCTGTAGCTTGACGGCGGTCTGTTTGGCCCCTTCCTTGATGAACTCATCGCCGGCGAGGTCATTCAGACAGGTCCAACGCAAGGCTCGAAGGATCGCGGACTTGCCGGAATCGCTAGGACCCACGATGGTTGTGATGGTTGGAGAGAAGGCGACCACGAGTTCATCATGCGCCTGGAAATCTTTCAGTTCCAATTTCTCTAGTCGCATATCATATCTTATTATCTGAGAGACGCAACCTTGCGAATCAGTCTCAATTCTCTCTCGCTCGCTTCCCCGGGATCCTTCGCGTCAATCAAAAGGTTCTCGGTGACTCCCGGAAAGCAAGCAAGCTGGTGGCAGAGTTCCTTGGCTCTCTCTTGCGCATCGGGTGAGGAATCAAAACAGATGAACCGTCGTGGAATGGCAATTAATGTCCTGGTCTGAGCCGTAGTGAATGCCGTCCCAAATAAGGCGCCCGCGCCAGGTCCGATCTTCCAGGCGTCTAACGGACCTTCGCAGACGACAACTGAATGGTGACAGAAGTCTAATCCATAGACGAGCTCCTTATGATTCATAACCTCCTCATCGGACGAAGCCGAGATATACCTCTGGGCAACCCCTCTCCCGATTGCCCGTGTGGTCCAGCTAACCCTTCTCCCTCGGAAGATGATTGGGATGTAAAGCCTCCAGCTCAGCCGGATAGCCAATCCGATTCCTTCCACGTCCCAGATGCGCGAGATCTGGTCAGGATCGTAACCCCGCTTCAGCAGGTATCTCTGATGAGAAGGGCCTAAAGGACCCCTCCTCGCGGGTTCCTTAAGCGAGACTCTGGCTCTCTCGCGTTTGATCGGTGCCGCGCCATGCTCAACATGGTGGAAGATTGCGGAGGCTTCTCTCGCAGGGAGACCCAGAGCGGCCAGGACCTTGGGGCCATGATGACCCCCACATCTCCAGCAAGAGGCGAAATTGGCTTGGAGGTTCCACCCCAGATGGAAGTTGTCTGATCCACAGAAGGGACAATGTCTGATTTGGATCCAACCAGGACGACAGTGATGATGACCCGATGCGAGGTATTCCACCTCCAGCTTGTCGAGGATCTCTTGAATGGTCATTGGGTCTTCCCCATGAAGAAAAACCCGGTGGATCCAAGACAAACAGAAGATCCACCGGGCCCCTATCACTCTCGGTCTACTTGGACCGGCTTCATATTATCTTCGCTCCCTCTTCATCTCCGCGAGCAGCTCGTCAAAGATGTTCAAGTGAGAGGCATCCGATCGACCATCTAGCACTGCGTCTAAGATGGTGGTCTTCTTCCTGAGGATCTTGATCTGCTTTTCCTCAATGGTCCCTAAGGTCATGAGGTAGTGGATGATAACATTCTTCCTCTGACCGATGCGGTGGAGGCGATCCTCACCTTGGAGCAGGTCACCGGGAGTCCAAGGAAGGTCCAATGCCACTCCGTTGGAGGCGGCGTGCAGAGTGATGCCTACCCCGGCGGCTCGCCAATTCCCCAAGAAGAGGTCTATCTTGCGACTGCTCTGAAATTGTTTGACCGTCTCCTGCCTCATTCGTCCTACCACCCGACCGTCAATGACGACGGCGCGGCGTCCAAACTTCTCTTTGAGGCGGTCAATGACGAGGGTGTGCATAGTCAAGGCGACCAGTTTCTCGCCCGGATGGGACTCATAGAACTCCTCAATCCACCGGATTGTCTGATCTAGCTTGAGGCGAGCTACCAATCGCAGGAGGTAGCCTACCTTGACCAATGCCTGACTTTTCGCTGCCTTATTAGCGCGGGCTGGGCTGATGGACCTGAGCCATCCCAGAAAATCTTCCTCGGCTTCTTCATACTCGCGGTAGGAATCGAGACGGAAGGGAACCGCTTGACGGATCTTGGGTGGTAGTTCCTTAAGGACATCCTTCTTGAGCCTCCTGATGAGGCATTCTCGGCGCAAGATGCGGTTGAGCTCACCCATGTGGGTGGCGCCATCAAAGATCCAGCCCCAGGGAGTGAATCTTGGCTTGCAATAGCGCCAGGCATATTCGTGTTTGGAGGGGAAGAGGTCAGGACGGATCGCCTGGAGGACCGGCCACAGCTCAATGGGACGGTTGGTGAGGGGTGTCCCGCTCAGGCCCAAGACTGAGGTGGCCTTCTCGGTCAGCTTCAGTGAGGCCCGGGTTCGCTTGGCTGCCGGATTCTTGATGTAGTGGACCTCATCTAGAACCACGCATTGGGGGTGAGACTTCAGCAGCAGAGGCAACCACGACTTGAGAATGTCATAATTGAGGATGATGATGTCGCTCGGCAAATGATGATGTCCGTTGCACTGGCCTTCTAAGACTGAAGTCCGCAAGCCGAAATGGAGAGCGGCCTCAGCCTGCCAGACATATTTGACGCTGGCAGGGGTGACAATGACAACCGGCCGCCGTTTGGGGATCTTGATGATCCAATAGAGGGCCTGGATAGTCTTACCTAGACCCATTTCATCAGCCAGCAGAGCACGACCGCCAAATTGGTAAATTTGGCGGACACCTTCCAACTGGAACGAACGAAGTTTGGTCATGCAACCGTAACCTGTCTCCAAGCCTGCCGGAACTTGATTGTGATTTCGTCCACGGCTAGATTGACCTGGTTCCGGCTCTTGCCTTTCCTAGCCACCATGTAATCTTTCACTCGGTGGAGGAGGCGACGGGGTGTCATAACCACCCCGATCAGTTCTTCGGGAGTCTCGAGAATCATCTCAACTATTTCCCTAGCATCCTCCGAGAGCTCTTCGAGCAGGTCAAGCGATTCGGCTCTCTCTGGAGGAGCCTCTCCAAGCAAATCTTCTTCAATTTCGATGAAGGTGAGCGGATCCTTGGACCGGGCTATCACTAGGTCCTTCAACTTCGTCCAGGCCCAATAGTAGGCCCAGGACGAAAACTTCTGACCACGTTCTGACTTGTAATCTTGGCAGGCTCGCATAAAGGCATAGCACGCCTCGCTTCGCGCTTCCTCGAAGGAGACAGGATAGGTGTTTGCTGTCCGCCAGGCCAGTGTGTAGAGCATCTTTTCAACCTTGGGGAATTCCGTCGCTGGATCAATAGGGGTGGTGATAGACATAAGGGATCTCAATTTTTGTTTGAACTTACCATTTCAACAGTCCACACTCTAGGCTATCGACGGAGATGGCACAAGTGGAAAGTTAAGGAGTCAGGTGCTCTCCTTCGGCTCGGTCGCGATCTGTGCTGGGTCGGCACTGCTGGAACCTTCCATCCTTCCATCTATAATACGAAGGTGGGCTTCCTCTGACCAAGCCAGCTGGCACTGGGGATCATGGCAGACGGGGCAGGTAAGATCCACCTTGCGTTGGGTAGTGTGGTGACGGCGGACCCTCGGCTTCGGCATGGAACGGTTAAGCACGGCCAGCGCCGCTTGGATTTTCTGTTTCGCTTTTGCTTTTGCTTTCATGGCTTCAATTCAATTTCATAACCACCACGGATGTGCGTGACACCTGCCGTCTTGAGTTCGGCGACGCACTCATCTAGCGCGGTCTTCCGACACTCGATAGATTTCATATTCCATTGTCGCCTGGCTTCCTCGTTGGCCCGGCCTTGGGGGGGTTTGCCAATCACCGCCGCCGCATTGAAGGAAATGGTGACACGAACAGGTCCATGATCGATGTCCTTCCTGTTGAAACCAATGTTGAATCCCTCGTTACAGCTGAGTCCCTTGATGCCCTTGCAGGCCTCCTCACCCTTCAGCAATAGGGTGGCGATTTGCTCTTTAGACAGGAGGTCGGGATTCTCAGATTCCGCAAGGATCTTGATATGCCGTGTTGAATGACAGATGCGAACGAAGCGATAAGTCTGGACCAGTGCCTGTATCCGATTCCTCGCCTCGGCCAGGCCTTTGGGAGTGTCCTCATAATTTGGTGATTTCCGGAACCACTTCTCCCCATCTTCAGAAGTATGGATCTCATAAGAGGTTCTGGTATAGTCTTGACTTTTCATTTTCAGTGGCCTTTCATTTTTCCGCAGATTATTTGGATCATCGCCATCACCCTGCGCGGGTAATCGCAACTGGCACGGACCACCACCGGAGTCTCCTTGTAACCCTTCAGCAGACTGAGGGGTTCAGTGAGGAGGATCTCTCTCCGGCCGGGTGATCCGCATGGGCGATCAGGCTCTGCGATTTTCCTGAACCCCAAAGGTTTGTAGGTCACGGCATCGTCGAATTCCTCGATATAGCCGAGGATCTCGAAGGGGCAATTAGTTGGGATGAGGGGATTCATCTTCGTGCGGTTACATCTTGACACACTTAAGCTCAGCTTGGCCTTTGACGAGATACCAAACCGCCAAGGCCGGCTGGTTGTTGTTGGTGTAACAATGACTGACCTCGCGAATCTCGAACTGATTTTCATTGAGGCCGATCTTCTTCGCTACCGACTTTTTGATTTGTTTCGCATTCACATCTCAGATATAAGCACAGCTCATGCCGAAATCATTCATCTTGTAACTGGTTGATCTGCCAGGTAAGATGAATTCGTTGAAATCAGGAGTGTATAATTTTTATACACCCCTGCACAAAATCTATACACCTCTGAGTTGATTGAATTCTCCTCTACCTGGCAGATCAACCAGTTACAAGATGAATGATTTCGGCATGGGCTGTGCTCATACCTGAGATGTGAGCGTAACACAGATAACAAGACAAGAGAAAGAGAAAGAGAAAAGACAATATGAGTTTTATTATCGACCAGACAGCCGAGAGATTCGAAGAGCTAACCTTCCAGATGAAGGTAGTGGCGGTCATCACCTACGGGCTCATATGGACCTTCATCTTCCTGACGGCGTAAATCCCTATGTTCAGATCGGTCCGAATCTCATCCAGGTTTGCGCCTGGTGTTTTCCGGGGAAGATCCTATTCGAGAAATTCCCACACCTTCGTGGTAGTGAGATCAGTCATGGCATCTGCCCCAACCACCGCGCCCAGTTGATGAGCGAGGTCCAACCTACTGAAAGGAACCAAGATGAAAATTGCGTCAGAAGTAATTGAGAAGCTCAGAAAGATTCTCATACTCGCCAACAACCGCGCCGCTTATAAAGGTGAGGTCGAGGCCGCGATGGCCAAGGCGAGGGAGATCGCCATCGCTCATAACATTGAGCTATCTAGCATTGACCTGGACAGCGAGGAACAGGTTAAAGGGAGCATCACCATTGAGAAGGACGAGACCCTCCGCATCAGATCTAAATTCAAGCAACCTTACCATAATTGGGTCTTCTTCGTTCTCAGGGAAGTTTTCCATGTCCATGTGATTGAGAGGAGTCATTCCCTTTGGGGTGGGAAGGTGGTATCCGCAATAATTCTGGTGGGTGAGGCAGGCGACGTGGCGATTGCTAAGGCGGTCTTCCCCTTCCTGGAGAAGGTCTTTCCAGCCATCTTGAGTCGTTTCGTCTCGGAGGGAACTCTCACCTATTGCGCGGCGGACACCAATGGCTGCTATCGCGGCATCTTCGCCGGTATCGTCGAGACCAATCGCCGGGAGGAGGCTAAAATCGCTCCAGTTCAGACCAACCGATATGCTCTGGTGGTTCGGCGCAAAGGTGAGTTAGTTCAGGCCGCTGTGGAGAAACACTTCCCATATTTAGAACGCCGCAAGGGTCGCAGGGTTCAACGTAATTCCTTCGCCCAGGCATTGGGATATACTAGAGGAAGAGAGATCAACCTCCGCCAGGTATCGGGTCAAGGGACCCCTCGTTTAAAAGACTGATCCTATCCAAGCGGGCGATCTCGGCTGGGCATCTCCTCCTAGGATATCTGTTCTGTCGCAGTTGCCGCGACAGAACAGATTATAGGATAGATGCGGAAGAGCTGATTTTAGTGGCTGGGGTCTCAAATTTGGGCCGCCGCTCGCCCGTAGCATCACCCCCAGGATACTACGGCTCTTCCCCACCTGGTGAGCGGCGGTCCTATTGTCTGGATTGATTATGAGTAACCTGTATCTTTCAAATGAAGAAAATCACAATGAGATCAGTCGAGGCTGGTTCATCCCTTCTTGTCTCACTCGTCTTTACGACGATCGCATCTTGAGCGAACCAGAGTTAGTGCTCCTGGCAAAGATCAACGCCTTGTGTGACCCAAAGAAGGGGTGCTGGGCGAGTAATAGGTGGCTGGCTAATTGGTGGGGAGGGCGGGACCCTTCCTGGGTATCAACTTGCATCACGAAGTTCAGAGAGCTGGGTCTGGTGGAGGTGAAACTCAAAGATAACAACAAGAGAATGATTAGAGTCACCTTCTTTGGGGATGAGCTACCCACCGAGAAAACTCGGCACCCCCACCGAGAAAACTCGGCACCCCCACCGAGAAAACTCGGTGGCCAACAGAGTACTACGATTAAGAGTACACGAGAGAGAACGCATCCGCGGCTAGCGCCGGCGGATGGGAGTGTTCCCTCTTTGGGTTTGAATGGAGGACACAAGCTCCCAAAACTAGTGAAAGAGTTCGCCAACTTTGCTATTGAGAATCACCTCCATCTGGGCAAACGGGGATCTACCACTCATGGCTGGACGAGGGCGACTCTCCTAGATTGGGAGAAGAGACTCAATGAACTACTCTCCCAACTTAACGGTGATTCTCATCAGGTTGGGTTGGTGTTGCAATGGTATTTTGAACACTGGCGGGATGAATATGTTCCCCAAGTTTATACCTTGCGCTCCTTCTGCGAGAGGTATCCTGAGTTGAAGCGGGCCATGAAACGTAGTGGTGGAGGTGAACCAGATGATATTGCCCCAGTGGGACATTGGGAGACGACCCTCGATTATGAGAAGAATGGGAAGAAATACACCACGACTGTTTTCGTCCGGGAATGAAGGTAAGACAATTCCACGCCGATGAGGAACGGGTGATTCTGACAGCCCTGATCGTTCATGATGGGGTTCTTGAAAAGGTCCACCGTCGTTTTGGAGCGGATGGGGCCCACCCATTCAAGAGCAAATGGTCCAATCTGATTGCGGGCTGGTGCTTCCGCCACTTTGCTCGGTACCAGAGAGCCCCCAAGAAAGCGATTCAATCTCTCTTTCGGCACTATGCGCAATCCTCTCCTGATCCAGAAGCGGTGGAATTAGTGGAGGGGTTTCTCTCGGGCCTCAGTGATGACTACCAGAGTCTAGCTCGGGAGATGAACGAGGATTTTTTGGTGGACAAGGCCTCGGCCTATCTGGACAAGGTCCAGCTGACCCGGATGGTAGAGGGGGTGGAATCGGCCTTGGAGAAAGATGACGTGGAAGAGGCGCGCCAGATCTATCTCTCCTATGAGAGGATTGACTTCTCCTCGTCGGCTTGGAAGGATCCGCTGTCTCCTGAGGTGGTGAGGGATTCCCATGCTCATTACGATGGCGCCGAGAGATTGATTCAGTTTGATGGGGCTTTAGAGACCTTCCTTGGTCCCCACTTCAAACGTGGTGATTTCGTGGCATTCGCCGGGCCGGACAAACGGGGGAAATCCTACTGGCTGGGGGAGATTGTTTGGCGGGCCCTTCGACGGCGGTACAAGGTGCTTTGGTATGTGCTGGGGGACATGGACCTCCATGAGGCTTCTCAGCGTCTCCAGGCTAGGGCTTTGAAGCGGCCTTGGAGGGAGGATTGTGAGGTGAACATTCCTCTACGGATGAAGGTGGTGGATCGCAAGGAGGTGCCGAGACTCAAGCATCGGACAGAATGGCGGAAGAAGGTGTCTCTCAAAGATGCTTTGCGCTTGCGGAAGAAGCTTCTCTCGATCCTCGCTTCTACCTCTCTTCCGATCAGGATTCGATGTGAGGGAGGTTCGATCGTTTCGGCCGGAGAGATCGAACAGGAAGTTCAGCGGTTCTCTGGGAAGGATTGGGTTCCTGATGTGGTGGTGATCGACTATGCCGATCCCTTGCTGGCCGAGCCTCATACCAAACACCTTGACCTTCGGCATCAGATCAATGCGACCTGGATGATCCTTCGGAGGATCGCTCTTAGGTTTCATTGTCTGGTGGTGACGGCTACCCAGACAGCCACTACGGCCTACGATGCGCGGGTGATTAGGAAGAAGGATTTTTCGGAGGATAAGAGGAAGAATGCCCATGTCACCGGAATGGTTGGAATCAATCAGACAGATGCCGAGAAGATGCTGGGGGTTTACCGTTTGAATTGGATCGTCCTTCGTGGAGGTAAGTGGTCTGAGAGTCAGATGGTTTGGACGGCGGGAGATCTATCCATTGCTTGTCCTTGTCTCATATCGGCTCTTCCAGATAGAGACGCTCAATGAATCTTTCTGGTGAAGGAGAAGATAATAAGAGGTAACGGCCCTCCAAATGGAGGATTGAACGAAACATGAAACAACAGAAAGGTAAAATGAAGATCAAGAAGACGTTAGCGGTGGCTTTCCTGGTCGCCTTAGGGTTTGCCAAGGCCAAGACCTGGGAAGATGAGAAGATTACTGGTCGCCTGTCTCAGGTGCCGGGGAAGGTGGAGAAGGAAGATGTCCCCTCAGGATGGGAGGACTTTTATAAGGACCTCAGCACCGCCATGGCTGGCGGAGAGAAGATTGAATTGGACCTGGAGGAGGCCCCTGCTGAGGCCAAGGTCAAGACCAAGACTGCCGAAGGTGAGTCCACCAAGACCAAGACTGCCGAAGGTGAGTCCACCAAGACCAAGGCCAAGGCTCCCGTGAAGGCCAAGGCTCCCGTGAAGGCCAAGGCTCCCGTGAAGGCCAAGGCTCCCGTGAAGGCCAAGGCTCCCGTGAAGGCA